TTAGGGAAAATAGATGTATTGATCGCCACGGCGAGTCCAGTGCTGGCATTGGACAGTGGGTCTCAGGTCGGTATGAAAACCGGGATTATGCCACTCCGGATAGACGCCGATACCGGGAAAGCCCCCGAGGCATACCTTATAATATTGATAGCGGAGGGGGGCATCGGTCACGAAATGCCAGTCTGCGGCCTTGCAGCCGCGGGAGGCCAGGTGGTAGGAACGGGATGCATGGCCGTGGCTGCCGTCCACGTCCACGGCCCCGCCGAGCTGCCAGTGGATCACAATAGGCCAGCCGGTTTCATGCCGCAAGCGATCCAGCGCGTAGACCAGGCGGTCGTCGATCAAATCCCCGCTCTCCGGCCCATGCAGCGGGTCTCGAAACTCCTCCCGCTTAAAATATCGGATCGACCCCCATGTCATGGCGGCCCCCGCCAGAACGCCCAACCGCCGATGACGGTCAATATCCCGCCGAAAATGCCCCCGATCAGAGATTCGGCGGAATTCCATTTCTTGCGCTTTTCCAATTTGGCGAATCGTTTCTCGCATGTTCTTGGCTGATCTTTCAGCCTGTCGAGAATACCGGAGAGAATTCGATGAAACTCATATTGGCGTGCATCTTCCGACAACTCCCGCCATTGTTCCCAGCTTGGCATTCCATTCGGCATGATCGTCTCCTCCCCTATGAATACGATAACAGCGCCCGACTATCCCAGATCTGATTGTAATCGTTGGCGCCTCCGGCAAACTGCATGGCGGTCTCGTTATTTGATGCATCATAGGTGAACTTCCGGATCTGCCAGCCCGGCACACTCGTGGGTGTCCCGGGTGCGGCCCGGCCGACATACAACGGCAAATCGTCGTTGTACTCGGTCAAACGCATCATGTCGTCTTCGGTAAATGGGTATTGAATCGTCTTTGAATTGATCATGGAAAGGCCCTCCCTTCGTTCGGTTGGTGGGTTTATCCAAGAGGCATGGGGAAATAAAAAAGGCCGGTACGGATTGCCTCCATACCGGCCTTATCTCTCGCCCCGGGCGGATCAGGCCCGGACGTTTTTTATCTTGCGCGTTACTGTTGCATGATTTTTGTCGTTTGTCAAGACGTTACTGTCATTTTTCGCCCGCATGGCGGGTCTATTCCACCTCGATTCCCAACATCTCCCTCAGTCTGTCCACCTGGATATAGGTCATATAGCTCAAGGCGACAATGCACTTATATAGGTGACACATCATGCGTTGGTTATCCACCATCTTCTTCAGCCCGTCCGGTTGAAAATCGCTCTCCAGGGTTATGGCGTCCAACACCGTACCCACTCCCTCCTGACCATGGGCCGCCAACTCGATATGGTCGAGGACCATCTGCACACCGACATGCTTGCTGCAATCAATGGTGGTCATTGGGCACCCCCTTCCCAGGCCACTGCGTAATACCGGCCCGTCCGATTGAGGCAGATGCCGTACACAACCCTGATGCAGGTGATACCGCCGTTTTCGTCCGGGACCGACTGCGAGGTGAAGACCATCTTCACTGCGATTTCCCTCAGGGACTTATAAAACGTGTTGCGGCCCAGAGCCGACATGCGGGCAGTCTGGCAAAACCCCTGATAAGCGTCGTACAGCTCCATGGGTCTACACGAGGCATCCGGATGCAGCAGGCAGCAGGTTTCCAGGAACTCCCGCACGGTTTCATCCTTCATCCGCAGCGAAAGGGAAACCGACCTGACACCGAAACTGGTGGTAGGTCCCCTGCCGGGCAGAGAATCCGCCGGGGCGTCACCATATGCAGCCGCCATGCCCCGCACTGCCGAATTGACAGACCCCAGCAGCTCCATCAACTGAGAGATCGCTTCCATCCTGGCCTGCTCCGCGGCAGCTTCGCCGTCCGGCGCGACATATTGCCCGGTTTTTCGGATGGAGGGAAGCACCTCGTGCGTGACCCACCGGCGGAACGGTTTGGCCGCCTCCTTGTTGGATCGGATAATCAGGGTGTAGAGTCCGGATTCGGAGATCACGTTCACGTTGGGATTCCCCGGTTGACCATTTTCAGAATCAATACCCTCAGAAATTCTTAGGGTATTCTTCTCATCTTCGTCCAAATTCCTTACCGCCTCCGTTGGATTAACCAGGCCGAGAATTACACAAACATCTTTAGCAACAAACCAGGGCAGGCCATCTTCATCCTGGACCACTCTTACCTTTTTCGACTCATACTCAAACGGGATTACTCTTGTTTCCATTGTCTCATTCTCCTTGTGGTTTTAGTGTCTTCAATACCAGCCTTATTTCCAAACAAAAAAAGGCCCGACTGGTACTAACGCCCACAAGAAGCGCCCCGGACCTCGCGGTATCCGGGCCAGTCGAGCCCGCAATTCAGCTCAGAGATTATCCCCCCTTTCGCGGCCATATTCGGCGCCGCAGAGCAGGGACGCTCTCTTGTGGTTTTAGTAGTTATTCCCATATCAGACCTTTTTTCCCGTGTCAAGGAGCTTTTTTTATATTGCCATGTCGCACACTATTTCCCTTTAAACGGGCGCCTGGTCCACGAATACAATTTTCCGTTGTTAAAATAACACGTTAATACAGTATCGCCGGTTACCCGCCACGATCCGATTTCAACCCCCTCAATATACTCATAAATCCTGATCCAATACCGTTCGTTATACGTCTCCCGCCAGCCAAATTCCGTATACCTTCCGGTCCAAACTTCCCTGATCATTTCTTTATTGTAGGCGCTATCGGGCGGGCCAAATGCCGAAATCACCTCCTGTTCCGTCATCCCAACCCGCAATATATCGACAGGTTTTTTGGCGTTACATATACCTTCCAAAGAAAACAGGACTAAAATGGACACAAAGAAAACCACCCTGATCCAACCCAACCCCCAACTCGCTTGCATCTCAACACCCCCCCTCTTTTTTTAATTTTTAGCAGTATTTCCGCCTATTTTCTTTTCAAACCCCGTCCGCCGTGTCAAGGAAATTTCTTGACAAACGGAAAAAATCGGATGCATAACACTCCTATCCATAAAACTCGGCAACTTTTCACCCCACAGCCCAATCGATAGCGCGGCTTAGGCACCTCCTCAACCCATCCTCTTTTCCCGTAACAATGTTGACTCGAAGAGCGATTGGCAAATTCCTGGAATATGTTTTCTTAAACTGCAATATCAAATCGGTTTAATAATAGTGTTGTCGGGTAAAATCTTAAACGGAGACGACATGCGAATACTGAGACTCAACCTGAAGCGCAAATGGTGGGAACAAATCCGAGACGAGGAAAAGACCGTTGAGTTTCGCACCGCAACCGAATACTGGAGAAAGCGCCTGATAGGGCGCGAGTACGACGAAATACACCTCTGCCTGGGATACCCGAAACGCGAAGACGAAAGCCGCACATTGCGCCGCAAATGGAGGCTGGTGACAAAGGAAACCATAATCCATGAGGAGTTTGGGCCTGAGCCGACAGAGGTATTTTGCATAGATGTTGGGTGCGCCGCGTGAACACCGAATAGAGCAGACGCGAAAAAGCCTCGCTGCTCATGCTCAATTTTCGGCATAAAAACATATGACACATAAAGTAGGCATAAGACTTTCCAATACAGGTTCTGAAGAAATAGCTGAACAAGTTGTGGAATTTACAGAAAACGAATGGATACAGATGCAAAAATACTTGCATGAGGCCAAGAAACTCCAAACAACGCAATTTATCCTGCAAAATCAAGGCGTTAATCTCAGTTTTAAATGGGACAAGGATATAGGCATCACTTGGGCTGTTGCGATTCCGCCAGTTGACGAGGTATTGGCGTTTATTCACCGTATGCGGCCACTTATTCTTCAACAGGAGCATACGTGTTTTCTTAAAACAAGAAAAATGATTGAGCGGAAGTTGCAGAAAGACGGGGACCCTCTTTTGTCATTTCTATTGGACCTATTTCAAGGTAAGTCCATGCAAAAGCAGGTAATCATTAAATCAAATGATCAAATTGTTAATTCCGAAAAAATGCTGTTCACATGGCTTAATGCTCACGAATATCACCGAGATCATGATAAACAGGAATTCCTTGAGACACTTCATAAAATTTTACCACTTGAATGGTCACGTGGGGTATTCGTAAGCCTCCTGATTGACAAAGCTAAAGCAATATTCATGTTGGCGGCACTGATTGAACTTATTCTTGGAGATCGTGAAACCATTTCGGTTCAACTATAGACTGCTCAAAATATAGGGATGGAGATCCACAAACAATTACAGGATGTTATGATTGCCGAACCGGGCGGTTCAATTGACGCCGAGAACGTCTGGGGCCTTGACGGGCAAGTCTCTTGGCGGCGCAAGCGACCTATCCGTTAGTTCGGGATGCTTAGAGGTTCTTTTTGTGGCTAAGGGCTGGAAAAAGGCCGTGGGTCGGATTGTCCTTTTGACGGTTGTGTTTGTGGGGATAGGCGGTTTTGTTCTTTGGGATTATGAGAGGGTGAACAGGGATTTTTCGAGACTGAAGGTCATGCTTCAGGATTCGCGATATCGGGCGATCAGGGGGGACCAGGTGTTGGCGGTCCGATTTGTCGGCAAGAAGGCGGTGGTCGAAGATAGAAAGACCGGAAAGGTCATCAAGGAGCTGGATGTGCCCACCCTGGATCAGGTGAATTACGACACGAACCTTGGGGATGACATGATCATATTTGACGGGCACGGCACCTCGGCATATAACAAGCGCGAGCACGGGGGTGATGTGAGGTTGAGATCATGGCTGGGTTTCCGGAAAAACATCGCTGTGAACTGCACTGGCCTTGTGACGGAGGGCGTGTACCCCGAGAATTGAGGTTGGTGAATGGGTGAAAAACTGGAAAAAAAGGAGATGGTGACCGCCGAGGAGCTGCTGATGTCCCAGATGATCCAATTGGACGCAGTGACCCAGCTCCTCATTGAAAAGGGCATCTTCACCGAGGAGGAATTTTATCGGAAATTGAAGCAGGTGCAGGGGGAGTATGAGGGGAGGAGGGCGAACGTGTGATGCATAAGTCGTGTTCAATGGCCTCAACCCACCGCTGCACTTCAGGGCAAGGCGAGGCTCAAGCGAAATTTTAGAAGGGTAGAAGAATGGCAATAAATGAAGGGGACCGTCTGCTTCACTGGAACTATTTCTTGGCACTGGAATCGGATATTGAACGGTTGGCGCGATTCGTGGAATTCACAGACAAAAATTTTCTTACGTATTCCATTGAAATGGCCCACCTCTTCTTGGCTGCTGCATCTGAAACAGAAGTTGTGGCCAAGCAACTCTGTTCGATGCTGGATTCAGCCAATAGCACCAGAAATGCAAAAGGATATTGTAACGTCCTACGAAACCGCCTGCCCGAGATTGAGAACTCTATCGTCACGATCCCGCGTTATGGCCTTGAACTACGGCCTTGGAGCGCGTTACAGGGAGTCAAGGCACCTGATTGGTGGGATGCATATAATAGCGTAAAACATCAAAGACACGAGAACTTTGCTCTGGCAAACCTGAAAAATGTGCTTGATGCGATGGCGGGTCTGTTTCTCCTCATTCTGTACTATTATCGAGGCACCATAGAAAATCGAAGAATCGAACCGCCGCCGAGTTTGTTCACACCACCAGCTAACTTGGCCAGGGTTTGCCCAACAGTTGGGGGACCCATGGCGCTATTTTTCAATGATAATCGCTAATCTGGTGTTGGGGCCTTACCCACCAGTCCCCAGGCCACCCCTTATCCCGGCCCGCCAGGGGCTGTCCGTTGATACCAAATGAAAGATCCAAGAATCTATCTGTTGAGGATACTTCTAATCTTTTCGATCTTATTCGCTTTCTCCTCCGATGGTTTGACAAAAATGTATAAATGGGTCGATGAAAACGGCCAGATACATTGGTCAGATTCGGCCCCACCACCGGATGGAAATGCCAATATCCTGAAAGAGTACAATACCATTGAAGATAAGAAAGCGGCAAAAATCCCCTATAGTTCTCAGACCAAAAAGGCCGATTTCACCAAGCCAAAATCCGACCGTTGGTCTGGGAAGGTTGTTGATGTGTTAGACGGCGACACCATAGCCGTCATGAAAGGATCGGATCGTGTTAATGTCCGCCTCTATGGCATTGACACGCCTGAGAAATCCCAGTGGTACGGGCAAAATGCCAAGGCGTTCACGTCTTCTCAGGTGCTCGGAAAGGTGGTCAAGGTTGAGGGGTTGGACCTTGACCGTTATGGACGGATTGTCGCCATTGTTTCGGTTGGGGATTTAGTCATCAACCGGCATTTGGTGGAATACGGCTATGCATGGGTGTATCGCCAATACTGCAAACAGCCATTTTGTTCAAATTGGCAGGAACTTGAAGCTGTAGCCCGTGGAAAGAAGAGGGGACTGTGGAAAAACCCGAACGCCATACCCCCTTGGGAGTATCGCCACGCAAAGAGGACTGAATCAACGCCGCCACCTCCTCCAAAAGCCCCCGCAACAACAGAGTGCGACTGTTCAAGGGACCGCTATAATTGTTCTAATTTCAAGAGCCGCGCAGAGGCCCAGGCATGCTTCGACAAATGTGTGAGGGAAGTCGGCAGGGACATCCACAAACTTGATCGGGATGGAGACGGCAGAGTGTGTGAATCCTTGCCATAGCCATTTAGTGAGTGATTTCAATCTTTAAAAGCTCACTTCCATGAGTGAGCTTTATTTGCCCAGACAAATATGCGAGTATGCCCTATGATCAAACCATATTTCACAACTTCACATGGAGTTCTCTACGCCGCCGATTGTCTTCAAGTCCTTTCCCAGATGAAATCGGGTGTCGTTGATACCGTTTTTGCCGATCCGCCGTTTAACCTCGGGAAGGACTACAAAAATGCGTATAACGACAAGGTGGAAAGGAAGGAGTATCTCGGTTGGTGTCGGGAATGGATACTTGAGTGTTGTCGCGTCTTGAAACCCGGAGGAGCCTTTTTCCTTTACGCAACACCTGAACTTGCGGTTCAGTTTGCCCCAATTATGGGAGAAATACTTGATTTTCGTCACTGGATTGCACTTTCAATGAAAGGAACCTTCGCGAGAGGAAAAAAGCTGTACCCGGCGCACTACGCCCTTCTCTACTATACACGGGGAATGCCGCGTGCATTCAATAAGCTTCGTTTGCCAATTGAAACCTGCCGACATTGCGGAGGCGAGATTAGAGATTATGGGGGGCATCGCAACAAGATGAATCCAGAAGGAGTAAATTTAACCGATTTTTGGGCGGATACCTCGCCCAACCGCCATAAAAAATTTAAAATCCGTCCGGGTGTCAATGAACTCAAGCTGGTTATTCCTGAGCGTGCCATCCTTATATCAACAGAACCAGGGGATATCGTCTTCGATCCTTTTGGAGGAGGAGGTTCCACCTACCAGGCCGCAGAGAAACATCATCGAAAGTGGATTGGTACAGAGCTGTACGACTCAGAGCATATCCGAAAGCGCATTGAAGAGAATTATCCATTCTCTGCTTCAAAAAAACCAAAATACAACTTTAAGGAGCTTTTCAAAAATGAAGATAAGCAAGATGAGGTTTTATGGCGGGTCAAGGGAGAAAGTGTGTCGTCTGGGATTGGCTCAGTTATTTCTTGAATTACAGGAACTCCTTTTATCCATTGAGATTTATATTCAAAACAAAAAGCAAGCTAACGGTGCAGGCCGCCTACGAGAGTTGATTGACGAGGGATTCGGTTGCTATAAAGATTGGGTTAATTCAGCAACCGGCGATATTGATTGGGTCAAGCGAATTCGTTACAATCAAACCATCATATCGAGAATCGGAGTGGAAATTCAAGTATCGGGCAGAAGCGATCTCCTTGCGCGAGACATTGTGCATATCAGGAATAGCCTTCAAGACAGTCACATTGATGTAGGCGTTATTGTCGTTCCATCAAACGAATTGGCGTATTTTCTGACTGATCGCGTTGCCGACTTTAACTATGCCATCCGCTACGTTGAGGAGGAGCTTCGCGAGGCAAAATCTTACCCAATTGTCGTTTTGGCCATAGAGCATGATGGATTCTCAGATGAACCGCTTCCGAAAAAGAAGACTAATCTGGGAAAAGCTTAATACTCCATGGCGCGTGGCGTTATCACGCCCTTTTTCGTTGCGCTTCCCCCCACATCTGCCGCTTCACCCGTGACCGTGCCCGCTTGCGGGCCGCGTTGACGATATCGCGGACCACCTCGGCCTTGCGGGCGTCCGGCATGCGCGACCATTTGTCCGTGCCCACAATCTGTCTGAGCCTGCTGAACGTCAGGGCGCTCGATCGCTCCATATACGCCTCGTACTGGTCGTCGGTCATCTGCCTGGGAGTGCCGCCGATGGAAATGGTCCGCGCCGGGGGTCCCATGGGGAGAACCCCGGCCGTCTTGAGCCGGTTGATCTCCTGCATGGCCCGGGCATGGGCCGGATCGGTCGAGACCACCGGGGGCTTCAAGAATTCCGCCAGGGCCTGGGGCGTCATCTTCTTCACCACTGCGGGGAGGTGCCTGGCTGCATCCTTGTAAACGGCGCTATACCAGTGCGTTGCCCGGTCCAGGCTCTCCCGCTCCTCCGTTGACAGGCCTTTCAAAAACGTCTCCCGGTCCTTGACGCCGATCCCCCACAGGGGACTCGCGGCCCGCACGCTGGCATCCATCCCCTGGAGGCTTCCGCCCAGCTCCGCATACTTCTCCAGATAGCCGTGGGCCGCCTTCAGGTCCCCGTACCGGAGGGCCTGCTTGTAATAATAGAGGGCGTTGGCCGTGTCGCTCGGGATCACGGCGGAGGGTTCTTTCTGCCGTTTTTTCTGCCAGTCGATCACGGCCTTGCGCGTGTTCCAGTAGGCCATCTCGCCCGGGTCCGCGGTGTAGAATCCCATGGACAGCACATCGTTCCACAGCCGCTGGGCCACGTCCCGGCCCCGCTTGGGCTTGCCTGCGGCCCACTGATAGGGCTTTTGCAGACTGAATATGCTCGCCACGTGCTCCCATTTGTCCCTTATCGGCCTCGGAAACTCGGGATCCGGGAACAGGGACCGGCCCATGATCAGCTCGGCCGCGCCCTTCACGTCCGGCCTGGAGGCCAGCAGGAGCCTTTGCCCCGGGGCCTTCATCATCTCCTTCACCTGATCGCCCCCGGTCTTCTTTCCCTCGGCCATCTCTTCCAGGTCTTTTACCGCATCCTGAAGATTCAACCACTCCAGGGCGTCGGCCAGGGCGCCCTCGAACCGCAGAGAAACAATGCTCCCGTCCTCGCGCCGACCCAGTATAATATGGAGGTCCCGCCGCTGGATCTCATCCATCTCGTCATCCTCATCCGGGAACATGAGCCGGTTCCAGAGCATAATCGCGCCGTAGAGCATGGAGGCCTTTATCCCCAGAACGGCCCCTCTCCATCCAAGCTGAATCCCCATGGCCGCCAGCCCCCGGGCCGCCGACTTCCCTTCATGGGGGAGGTTCCACATGAGCCGCACATACCGGGGCGCGTTGATCTCCAACCAGCTCCAGAAGGGAAGCGCGTAACTCCTGAGCCACTGCCCCCCCTTGCTCACGTTGCCGTAATCGCCGATCAGCTCCCGCGCCAGTTTGGCCGCGATCTCCTCCCTTTTAGCCCCGGCCTGTCGAAGGGCCTCGATCTCCTTGCGCGACGAGGCCCCCACCAGGTCCTTGCCCGGTACGCGGCCTGCCTGGATCTGATCCTTGAAATACCGGTATGCGGCCAGGCGGAGGAGATTTTCCCGAAACACGGTAAATCGCTTGATGTTCTTCCAGTATTTCTGGGCCAGGTTTTCCTTGTTCATGAGGACATTCAGGAGTCCTTCCTTTTCCAGAAACCGGGTTACGTCGTGGGCCTCCTGCAAGGCCCAGCCCGACCCCAACACATCGCGCTCCCGGGCCTCGGCCAGCTCGGCAGCCACCTCTTTGGATGGAGCCTTGACCGCCAGGTCCTTGACCGCCCTGGGAAGGTAATGGGAGATGATTTTAGGCGCATAGGCCATGGCAATGTCCAGGTCGCCCGACATATTGTTGATGTTGTACTTGATGACCCGGAAGGGATTGAGGAGGATCCACTGTTTCCATCCGCCCTGGGCGATCCGCAGTCCCTTTGAGATCACGTCTCCGGACGGGGGTTCCTGGAAATGATCCAGGGTATGGGCCACCTCTTTGGGAATCACCCATTTTTTGCCGGGGACCCGGGCGAACACGTGGGCCACCCGCTCGGGGATCGGTTTCTGTCCGCTTCGCATCTGCTCCAGCATCTGGTCGGTGACGGCATTGACCGCAAACCATACCCCGTCCGGCCTGGGGTCCCATGCCACATACCCCTCCGGGATCATGTCCCGCCACGTCTTGAGGTCCTTGCCCAGGGTCTCCTCGATGAGCCGGTTCCGTTCGAGAATTGCCTTGAAGATGCCAGCCGCCTGCTTGGATCCTGCGCCGGGATTGGCCAGGAGATGGGCCAGGAAGGGAAACCAGCGGGGATGGTCGAAAGAGAGGGACGGCCTCGGCTCGCCCGTCCCTCGTTTGCCGCCCGCCTCTTTCCACTCGGCCACATCTTCGAGATACTCCCGGTGGGCCTCGGCCATGTCGCTCACCACATCCTCGAATCCCGTGCCCGCCGCCTCGTACAGTCCCCCGGATTTCACCTCGTCTCCGGCCATCTGGATGAGTTCGCCGGTATTGATGGCGATGCGCTGCCTGAAGGGGGCCAGCGGATCTTCCAGCGGGTTGGGATTGCGTCGGTACAGCTCCGTCAGGTTGGCGTGCTTGGCGGCCTGCTTGCAGGATGAAAAGATGTCGGCCCGCTCCTCAATGGTGTCCATGGCGGCCTTGACGTCAAGCTGGTGGAGGGCCTGGGAGATGACCTCGAATTCGCTTTCAACATACTCCGTGGAATAGTCCAGCAGGCTTCCCTTGCGGGCACGCTGCCAGCCCTGGCGGTGGAGCCGCACGTCCTTTTCGCGGGCCTTTTCCTTGAAACGGTATTCCTGGTCCAGATTTTCCAGGGCGCGATACAACAGCACCTGGTGATGGAAATAGGCGTCGTCCTGAAGGGTCTCGGGTTTGAGAAGGTCGGCCTCCACCAGGTCGCGCTTGAGCCCGGTCATGTATTCCTGCCGCTCATCCAGGGCTTTTTGAATTTTGGGGGTTTGGTCGATGAGTTTTTTAAGGTGATCCCGGTAAGCCTCCACCTCGCCCCGGCTCTTAAACCCGAACGGCAGCGTCTCCTCTGCCCCGCTCCGCGTTCCGCGCTCCGCGCTCCGCGTTCCTTCCGCCTCCAAAAGCAGTCCCGAATCCAAATCCCTCAGCATATCGTCCATAACAATGGACAGCTCAAAGACCCGCTTGTTCTCCGGGGTCTCCAGCCCTTTCAGGATATCGGTAAGGGTCTTGCCCGCCTTGTGCCGCGATCGCTCCTGGGACCCTTCCAGGACCCGGAGCGGATCGCTGATATGCCCGAAGTCCCGGCCCAGGGCCTCGAAGTGCCTGCGCAGCCGCAGCACGTCCACGGCCCCGCGCCTGATCCGCTCGATCCGGCCCTCCCGGCCCAGGCCCCGGCCAGACTTCTCCAGCCGCTCCCGCACCTGTGCGGGGAGTCCCTGGTAGATGTGTTCTGTGGAAATAGATGGTTTGGCAGGTGTTTCAGGTACCCGGCGTCTTACGTCACGCCGTGTATGCCCAGCTTGAACTCCCTCAGAAAGTCGTCCATGGCCTCGATCTTCTTCTTGGGTGTCCCCTTGGGAATACCGTCGCCCTTGATCTGATCCCACATCCTGAGCAGTTCGCTGGTCGCGTAACCCTTGTAGTCTTTGGGAAAGGTTTTGTCTGGCATTGTCGGTCCTCGCATGGTTCACCTGCCAAATGATGTCCCGCATCTCGCTTCTTGTCAAGAGATTTTTCAATTCACCGGCCCGAATCGGCATCCGAGCATTCCGGAGCGCCCTGGACATGGCGGCCACCGTGGGCGTGTCGGGCGCCAGCCGCGCCTCTCCGTAGTATGCCGTCACCGTAGACACCGAAACGCCCAAGGCCTGGAGTTTTCTCACCAGCGCGGCCACCGATCCGCCCGAGGTCAGGATGTCGTCCACCACCACAACCTCGCGGCCGGCTGCCAGATCCCTCAATCGATCCGCATCCACGGCCTTGTATTCTCTCGGATGAAACGCCCGGTCCTTTTTGGGTATTTTCTTGGATTGCTGTTCGTGCAACACCTTGAACACCGCATTGCCATCCACCGAAACGCCCCCTGTCTCGCGGGCAATGCGCTCTGACAGGGCAAGCGGATGGACATTTTGGCGCGACGAGCTGGGTTGCGATATAAAAAGCGCGTTGCCCGGATCTTCCAGTTTCTCTTTGATGGCCAGGGTCTTTTTGTCTTCCCAGTGCGTCTCTGCAAATCGCCGGGCCGCGGCCATATCCCCCTTGTTCTTGCCTGCATCCCAATCCGGATCCGCCTCCATCCCCTTCTTGTCCACGACCGTGCGATAGACAACCCCCTTGCCGGGCAACTCCAAAAACTTGCGGCCCGCCGTCTCAAGGCGCCCGCCCTCGCCCTTCACACCTTCAGCTTTCAGCCTTGAACCTTCAACTCCCCCCACCACCGCATCCCTGATGATCTGCCGAACATCGCCCTGACGGTACCGGGTCCCCAGCCCCAGCTCGGCATACCCGTACTTCAGATGGATCCCGGCCTTTCGCAGTATGGCCCTCACCGCCCGGATGATCCGGTCCCACACGGTCCTGGGGAGGGTATCGGCCACCATGCCGTCCACGATCCACTCCTCTGCGGCCTCGGCCCTCCCCGCCTCGGTCCCCACATCCAGGCCCCGGTCTGCGGCCAGCCGGTCAATGGCCGTTGCATGGTCCTTGTAAATGCTGTTGAACACGCCCTTGGCCGAATCGCCCAAGCCCGTTTTCACCCCGTCGTGAAAGGCCTCATGGACAAACACCTCAATCACATCGTTTTGGGAATCCATGGCGTCGGCAAAGAGATAAATGGTCCTCCGGCCGCCCGGCGCAACGTCATACAGGCCCCGCACCAGGAAGTCGCCCAGGGCTTCCCGGCCCTTGGCCGCCCGCCTGGCCACGTCCGCCTCCAGGTCCCCCTCGGTCCGTAGCACCCGCACCTCATCCACCCGCAGCCCCGCAAACACCCCCCGGAGCTGATCCGCCAGCCCCTGCACGTCCTTGACCTTCAGCCCCCTGGGGGGCTTTGCGTCCTTCTTGGGCCTTGCGAACAGTCTGCGCGTCGTGGACCCCAGCCTCCGGTCTCTTTCCTCCGGGGTCAGGGGGGGATACCGGCCAGGGATCTCATTCCAGGCATGGGACTGACCGTTTTCAATCACATCCAGGAACTTGAGCAGGCCCAGGTCCCCGCCCATCAGGGCCTGAATATAATCGTGCCGGGGCTTGCTGGCGACATCATCATTCTTTACTGCCAGGGCGCCCGCATTGGTTTCCTCGGCCAGCTTGAGGATATCCACGGTCATCTGCCGCATGGTCCGGCCCTTGACAAAGGGGAGAAACGCAATGGGCCGGTTCTGCCCGTCCATCAGCAGGATGCCGTCTTCATTATTCAGGTTGTCTTTAACAAAGGCCTCCATCTGGTGGGGGGACTCGATAGAAGGGAACCTGGTCCTGGCCGCCTTCCCGATCCTCCGGCGCATCTTGTCGATCGTCACCTTTCTGAGGACCGGCGTGATCCTGGCGGTCTCTCCGGCGCCGCCTTCGGTCAACGGCACATACTGATTGCCGGCAATAATAATGGATTCGGTGCCAATGCCCGATATCCGGGCAAGCCGGTCCAGCCGTCCGGTGATGTCCTTATCCTGGTCTGATGCTTTCAGGCTAATCGAGGGGTGTGCATGGGCAAAATAGAGTTTGGATATTCCGGGGATCCGGAGGGCGCGGCCCATCACCGTATCGGGGATGACTATGGAAGACTGCCGTCCGCCCTTGGTGTGTTCGTGAATCTCGAGGATAGTGCCGTCTTTGTCGACGGCTACGGAATAGAAATATTCGTCGGGTTCGGTTCTGAGTCTGGCGAGGAGGGAGGCGAGGTCGTCCAGCCCGGATACAACGCACCCTTGGGCCTTAATTCTTCCGGAAGTCCGATATCGCACACTGGGGGCGCCTTCCAGCCGTATACCGGGGGCGTCTGCCGCCTTGAGGGGGATGTCTTCGGTGTCTCTGGCGTCATATACCGGCTGCTCCTTTCCCGGGGTGTCAATCCCGGCATCGAATAGATTCTGCTGCCCGGCCTTGGACCCGAACAGGCTCTCCTGCCTGCCGCCGGTGCCCACCGGAATCCCTTTGTCGTGCCTGAAGACCGGGCGGGGTCCCTTTTTCTGGAGCCCCTTGCGTTTGGCCTCGTCCTGTGCCCGGGCCAGCTTCTCCTTTTCGGTCAGCTCCTCAGGGGTCAGCTCGAAGCGCTGTTGTTTTGCGGGGCCGAAGAGGGACTGCTGTTCGCGGACTTCATCATCGGGCGGCTTGGGTCCAAACGAAACATCGTCCCACGCACTCAGGTCGATATCGTCGCCTTCGGGTCCCTGCTCGCCCTCGAGGTCTACGTATTCTCCCGATCCCCAGTCGTACCCGTCTTCATCCGGGCCGCCCTCAACTCCCTGGTCCTTTCGGCCCTGAGCTGCGTCATCCGCCTGTCGTAGGCCCTCTTTCTCCCCATCTCGTAGGCCCTGCGATAGACGTAATCTGGCCAGCTCTCGATCTTTTCTTTGTTGGGCATCTTCTTCGGCTCCTGCGTAATTTTCATACTCATTCGCAAACTTGTCAAGCAAAAAGTCTTCATTGCCATCCGCCAGGTCGCTGAACTTATCCCGCTTGTCATTGATCAGAGCGTCGATAAAATCCTGTTCCGTGGAATCCGGGGCCAGCCATCCTCCCTCGATGGCCTCCTGGGTCATCTCATCGATGCCCCGTCCGTCTTTCCTGAACACAAACGTCGGCACTCCGCCCTGACCCTTGGCCCCGTCTCGCAGCTCGCCCTTAAACGTCGAATCGTCCCGGCGAATGCCCCCGGCATATTTCACCCATTGCCGGAAGCTCGTGGCCCGGGCGGCCAGGATTCGCCTTCTTGCCTTTGCCTGGTCGGCGTACAAAGCCTGCTTCTGTGCCGGCGTCGGCTTGTCGTCGTCGTTCTTCTCCCTCCAATAATAACCATCCTCGCCGCGCATCAGGCTGTAATCAAATTCCGACAATCTTTGTTGCTTTAACTGACGCAGCGCCGTTTGCCTGGTCTTAAAACCCATCCCCCCTGGCGTCCTGATCTCTCGCCTGGGGGCGGGCGGCCCCTTATCCTCCAGGTACTCGGCCCCGGATCTCGGCTCACCCTTTTTCAGCCGCTTCCCGGTAAGGGTTTCAACAGAACGGACGGGCTTGGGGGCTTCCGGTGGGGTAGGTTCCACATTAATAACGTCTTTGTCCCATTCATCAATGGTAGGTGTCACTTTCTTGTAACCCTTGCTGTATGGTGTCTCTGGTAGATACCTGTCTGCATTGTAGCCGTTCTGGTCAAGAACACGTCTGATAGCTTCAACTTGGATATCACTTCCAACCCCACGAATAAGTTCATTCATCGGGCCGCCATTGCCATCCTTCAATTCGTCAATGGCATTGTTCAATTCATCCCTTATAGCTCCAAGTTCTCTCTTGATTTCAGCTTCAGCCTGTTCCCCGACATCGGGTGCAGGTTCCTGACTTTCCACCGGGGCCTCAAGGTCTTGCCCCACCAATACCCGCGCATCGCCATCAGGCAACTTACCGCCGCTCCATGTCCTTGCACGGTCAAGGGCCTCATCGCGTTTCAGAAAATTGCCCTGTGTGTCTACAAATCCATCGGCATCGTCAATGTCCGCCCTCTTGTTCATGGGGATCTTGTCAAAGGCCTCGGTATGAGTCTGACCGGCGTAAAGCGTCCCGTCCTTCATTCGTATAGCAGCGGATTCTATACGATTGGGTTTCTCGGCAGCCTCGTCTGCACGAACAGGTTTTCTTAACGTAGTAATGGCCAGATGTGTTTCCTGCTCGACCTTTCCCTTTACGCCAGGGATCTCAATGGGGTTTGCATCGTGGCCCTCTCTAAATTTTTCTACTCGAAACCCAGCCTCTTTAGCGTATTGCTTAATTTCTCCAGGTGTCCAGTAAGAGACCCACTTGTCTCCGGTTTTGGTTCTGGTATATAAAAATAATTTTGCCTGGCCACCGGGCTTTAAGACACGAAATATCTCTCCAAATGTAAACTTAATTGGAGTCGAATGGAGTGCGGCAACAGAATAGACAGCATCCACTGAACCATCTTCAAATTGATAGAGATTTTCAGCATCACCCTCTTGGAAGGTCGCATTGGCAACATCCTTCGCATTGTCTTTTGCGAGTTGAATGGCTTTGGAGGCAACGTCTACACCAGTGGCCAAATGTCCCTTTTTGGCAAAAAAAATACTATCCCTTCCATTCCCTGTTCCGATTTCGAGAATATTCGCCTTTTTAACCTTTTCACGTTCCAAATCCCGGATTAGCTCGTCAGCCAATGGAGAATGTTCGGAATCTTCAGTCCAGTGCGCTTCCTGATTATACGCTGCACTCCATGTGTCTGTTGTCATTGGCTTGTTATATTCTTCGATAATGCGTTTTTCTCCCGGAGATCTTTCCTTAAATGGGACGACTTTTTCCTCCGCCTCCACCTCTTCCGTCTTCTCAACCTGGGGCAGGCCCTCCTTTTCTCTTTTCAGATTAAAGGCGACCGTGCTTCCATAGGATGGGTGATCCTTATTGACGATGTTATACAACAGCAGGTCGTGGCCGTTCGTCCAGGGGGCCAGAAATTCCAGATCATCGGGATTGACGTTGTAGCGCTCAGACAGGGATGCCCGCGCCCGTGCATCGAGATCCGGAGTGAGGCCTTCGGCAGTCTCCTCTTCAGGCTTTCGGCCCAGCAGCATATCTACTGACGGGCTTCGGCCCTTGCCCGTCTCCCCAGCTCCCTCTCCAGCCGCTTCTTCAACCGGCGGAGCCGCCGCTGGTTCCACCAGAGCCTCCACCACCTCGGGCGATCCCGCTGCAACTCCTTCCATCTGAGATGGAGGGCCTTCCGGCATTGGGCCTTCACCCGGTTCAATCGGTCCTTCTTCCCCTTCATGTCGGGCCTCCTCAAGAATCCTTTCGAGATATGCCTCAGCCTCTTCCTCCGCGCTCCCCGCTCCAATGTCCTTTATCTCCGCCCCGGCATCCGACATCGGCGGAATCGGCCTGCCCTGCGCCCCTTCTTCCGCGCTCCCCGCTCCCTGCCCCCTGCTCCCCGCTACCTCGTCCACCGCCCCCGCAGCCGTCGTCCCTCCCTGACCGTCATCGGGCGCAGCCTTTCTGCCGATGGTCCTGTCGTAAACCCGGCTCCCCACGGCGCCCGCGCCGCCCATCACCGACGTCAACAGAAACGTCTGAGCGGCCTGTTCCCGTGCAGCCTCGGCCAGGGTCAACGGATTGTCGCGGAGACCCATTTTTGCCTCAATCCCGGCCTGCCCATATCCCGTAAGGGTCTCCGTGGTCTGCTCTTCCGCCTGCATGGCCGCAAATTTGGCCGTACCTGATGCCAGCGCCCGGATCAGCCTGTTTTTTACAGCCGGTATTTTCAGAAACTTCCCCACCGGGACCCGGATAATCCCCAGGGAGAGGGCCTGCCCGGCGGCCTCGGGGATGGCCTCCCACAGCCCGTATTCCGTGGCCTCGGCGTCGTATTTCTCCTTAATGGCAGACCATTCCTCCTGGGTCAGGGTACGCCCCTTATTTTCAATGGACTGCTCATTGAACAGGTCGTACATATCCGAGACGATCTGGTCCTTGGCCATGCGATAGGCCGTTGCCCCGGACGCCCCGGTACCTGCGGCCCATGCGGCAACCCTGGCGCCCGGCACCGGCAGGAGCGCCGTGGGCACGCCCACCCCCAGACCGGCCAGGGCGCTTGCCAGGGTAAAACCGATATTCTGGGGCAGACGGGCCACGTCCTCAACCGTCACGCCCTCGGGCGTCAGCCAGGTTTCCGGGAATACTTTCTTCTTGGATCCATGCTCCTTGACAAATGCCTCGGCATCTTTCTTTTGCCTGGCGAGAAATTCGTCGGTCCATCCCTGATCCGTGTCGATGTCCCCGGCCCGGATCGCGGACATGACGGCTGCTGCCGTTTCATCCAAAACCCTCGGGACAGCGCGGGCAAGGGTGCCAAGGCCCCCCGCAATATCATAGCCCGTTTCGGATTTCGGTTTCAGCCGCTTCATCCGCTCCGTGCCCACGGCCTCCAGTTCTTCCACTTTGGGGTAGTTGAGGGGCGCCTCTTTCCACTCCCGAACCTCATCCAGCCCGGCCATAAGGATCTTAGGATCCTTGTCCGGATGGGTCTTGATCAACTCCTGGGTGTGCTGTTCGATCAGGCGCAGGCGTTCTGCCGGAGGCGGAACCGGGGGCGGTTTCGGGGCCTGGGGTCGGGCAGGCCGGTATAACGAGGCCACAAGCCGCTCATCGGCTGTCTGTCGGCGCCTCACATAATCGGCAAGCTCGGCTAAACTGTTGGTGGCCATGGGTCTCTCCTGCTATCTCAGCCCGCCCAGCACCTGGCGGCTTAACCATTCGGATCCCTGTCCCACGGACCGGATCGGACTCCGATACATCATGTCGGCAATGACATTGGCCAGGGCCGCCAGATTCTGCTTGCCCACGGCCTGAACCGGAGCCCGGTAAAACATATCGGACAGGGTCTGCCCGATGGCCCCGGTTGTTGACGGGCCTGCCGGCCTCGATGTCGTTGCCCTGGGGGCCGGTTTGGGAACCCTGGCTCCTGAAGGAGACGTCCCCTGGATCGCCCGCACCGTATCCGCCAAAGAAGGCGGAGCATTGAGGACAGTTTGAAGGTCCGCATCGCTGACGTTTTGCAGATCTGCACCAGGGGGAACAGCCGGGGCTGCCGCAGGCGGGGCCGTAACCGTCTCGGCCGGAGCCGTTGGTATAGCGGTCTGTTGCGGGACCTCTTCCGGCCTTATGATCCGTCCGTCCGGGGTAATCCGCCACTCCTTGTCGCCGAACCTGAGCGTCCCGCCGCTCTCGGGCCTTGCCGCCGGGGCCTCGGTTCCCGCAGCGGGCGCAACATCCCGCAGCAACACCGGGGGAGGCGCCTCCCCGGTCGCAGGCGGCAGGGTCCTGGCCGGGGGCCGGGTCCCCTCCATATGGGGAAGGTTCTCGGGCGCGTTTCCCCGGGAAGGCGCCGCGCCTATTTGAGCCCCCGTAAAGGCCTGTGCCTGCCCCATTCCCGCTTCCGCGCTCCCCGTTCCGACTTCCGCGTTCCCCACCCCCTGCTCGTCTCCCCACGGATCGGGCCGCCAGTTCCATTTTCCCTGCTCCCGCAATTCCATCTCGCGCTGCTTGGCCCAGATATCCGCCCGCTCCTTGGGCGTCAACTGCCGCTTGGCAATCTCGGACAATACCCCTGCCTGAATCTTCTGGCCCTCCAGCCCGCCCTTGCCATACTGTGCCCGCGCAATGTTCCGATTGGTGAAGGCCTGCTGCTCTTCGGGCGTCGCGGTCCGGCTCGACATGGTAAACCCACCCGGCAACGTCGGTCCTGTTGGGCCTCCCGTATAGCCGCCTTCCCTCCTGATGGGTTGATTCAACCTGCTCAGCAGGCTGGATTTCAGCCTATCCATAAATATCGGATCATCGAATATTCCTGCCATAGCTATATCCCTCCCATCGAAATGCCTGACTCGTAAAACCCGGCAGGCACGATCACCCAGTTGGTATTGAGCGCCTCGCCCGTATTCTGCAAGGCAAGATGTTGCCAGTTGAAATTAGTGGACTGCCCGGATGAATTATCAGCCGGTCCCATGCTCATGTCGTAGGTTTCTTCTTCACCTTGCCGATAAGTCTTGAGTAGCCCCACGCGCTCATCTTCCTCGTATTCCAGGAAGTCCGTGGACTTGACAATAATCTCTTCGTTCTTCACCCATACCCGGTATCGGTTGCCGGTTTCCCCTTCTTCCGGGGGGATTACTTCTTTGACGATCCCTGACGTGTAGAACTCCGACTCTATCCAATGCCCGGAATAGACAAACGGGCTGGTTTCCTGATGCCACCAACAATGAAGCGGCCATGGCCTACAAAGGATCGCCACAAACTCACCGGGGACGATCTCAGTATTGTCTTCCTTGATCCAGTACCGCAGCCATTTATGGAGGGGCGGGTCGTCCCCGAACTCCCCGGCATACAGTTCAACGATGGACTTGTCTGTAACAATATACCCCTTGCCCATGAGCTTTTGCCCTGGGCATTCGCTTTGGACTTTGTCAAACGGGGGCAAGAGTTCGCCGCCAGCCACAACCGACGAGTCAGCGCCTACCGGGTGCATACTTCCAGAGGTTCCGCTTGACAGGGCGCTCTCGGTCGCCATGGCAATCGCCCACATGACCCCCAACGGTCCAATAGGGAAAGCGATATATCCAACGAACGAAGAACTTGCCTCTGATGGCCCGGCAGACACATAACATGCGCTATTATCTCCCGGCGTGATCTCAAACCGGGCTTGTTTGATGGTGTATTCCTTATCTCCCGGCAACTCCTGGGTTACAAGGGAAAGGCTATTCCCACCCGTGGATGTAGTTGGATCTGGCGAAGTAACAGGGGCCTTTAGGGGTTTTGCATCGTCCACCTCACTAAAGAATCCCTCCAGCTTTTCCATTGTTTCTTCAATGGTCTTCCCGCCGAACTTCAGGACGTTCCCCGCTCCAAATAAATACCAAATGTCATAGGCAATAGGTAAACCAAGGCCTACCCGAACGGGGATCTTGTCATCCCCAAAATTGAGCGTCCTATCTCCCGGGGCGTAGAGAAGTCGGTCCGACATAATGCTCAAGTCTACCATGTCAAACAAGGCCTGCATCCTCAACATGATAGTCCCAACGATGTCATACCCAAGGCTCTGCTTTGACCCGAACCGTTCCAGATACGTTATCATCGGGTTTGATTCAGAGAAATAATCTTTCAGATATCCGTCGTGCAATAGGTCTTTTGGCATTATCCTACACTGTGGGTCAGGGTGTTTAAAATATCCGCATTTGCAATAGCTTGAGCTGCGGCTACAGCGGCAACAGCTTTTTGAGATGCAGCCACCCTCCTGGCTTCATTAATTCTTGTTCGGTCAGTCGCTATATCTGCTCGTAGAGATTTTTCCTGGTCAAGAAGCTCCTTTTTATTATCCAAGTTCTCTATTTTCTTCCCATGGATCTGATTATCAGCGTCCTTTTGCAGGTTCACGGAATCAACCTTGAACTGGCCTTCCGCTTCTTCATATTCGATCTCTTTTGCGTTCAATTCTTGCTGAGTGGAAACCTGATCTGTTACCGCAGTCGTTTCGGATTCTACATACCCGGTTTCATCATCTATCAGGTAAGCCTCGCTGATAAGCCGGGAGTTCTCTGCATTCGCGATAAGCAATTCAGATTGTTCAATGGCTAATTCACTGTCGATTAATCCCAACTTGGCCGTATCCGCTTCGACATTCGCGGTTTCCGCGTCAATCTGATTCCCCCTTGCGCCGGTCTCGACAATATCCAGGTTTGTTTCAGAAACCCGTATGGCAACTTCTCTGATATCGTGCTGTATCTCCTGACCCCTGACCTCAGACTTTGCAAGGTCAACCGCCGTCATGGAAATATCCAGGTCCACCCCGGCCTCTTGAACTTCGGTTTCAGATACCCTTACGCTGATTTCAGCCTCTTCGTTTTCGGCTTCAGTGATCTGTAATTCGGTATTGGTTTTGTCAAGGGCCACCTGGGTAATGGCAAGCTGGATATTCAGCCCTTCGATTTGGGCATTGATAAGCTCAAGGTCTGCCCGTGCCGATCGTAGTTCCTGCTCGGTAATGTCCACGTCCACCAAGTCTTGCGCCACTTCCTCAAGGTCGGTTTGGATCTCAAGTTCCTTGATACGTTGTAAAGCCTTGTCCTGGGCAAGTTCAAGCTCCTGCTGTTTGGTCACAAGGGCTTCCTGGTCCGCTTCGAGGGCTTCTATCTTTGCGTCGTATTCATCGTCAAGGGCGTCAATCTCCGCTTCACGGGTGGCCTTCCATTCGTTATGGATCTGCTGTTCAATGGACTCGACATAGCGCTTGGCCGCCACGTCCAGAACGAACATGGCCTCTTCATGGGTGATTTGGGCGATGGATGCATTGTAGGTGTCCACCAGCCTTTGAAGATCCTCAGCCTCTATTTCCTGAAGGTAACTATGTCCATGGAGATAGGTGTTGGCGTACATCCCGAACAGGATGGTTCTCTCCTCTTCATGGACAGTCCCGAACGGCCCGTTAAACTGAAACGGGTTCCAGATAGTGGCTTCCCGTGCTATGGCCCTGTTGTATATTGCGTCAGTCATGCTTCACCCTATGACAGTACATGAACAAGTCTGCTGGTCAACTGTGCCTGTGCCGCCGCCGCCGTAGTCCCTTCGCGTTCTGAAACCTGTGAAGTAGTGATAGATTGAATAGTTAGAACCTCATCGTCAATCTCAATGTCAGCTACCTCTCCAAGCGTTTCTAATTGAGTCGTCATCGAATGCTCATCGTAACTAAGTTGAGCGTCTATCATTTCGCTGTTGTTCTCTATCTCTGCTTCAAGGGCCTCTGCCTTCGCTGTGAGATATTCCGTTGCGTTCGTAACCCTGGCCGTAAGCAGGTCGGATCTCCCGGTCATTCTCGCCACTTCCAGGGCAAGCCTCGCTTCTTTCAGGCTCAAATTGGCTGCTGCATAGTTTGACTTACTCGTCAAGATCGTTTGTTTTGCGCTGGCATTTTGGACCGCTACATCTGCAATTTCTTCTTTGACATCCGCAATGGCCTCCTTGACCAACATCCATGCATCAAGTTCGGCCGCATACGCAATCAAAGCCGTTGACTTGGCGTTTATCTTGGGAATAAGGAGGTTCTTCGCGGTGATCAGGCTTTGCCGTACCGTGTCCAGTCCGGTCAGGGATGTAACGTACTGGCTCAGGTATGTGGCGTTTAAAAGCTCCTGGTTTACAATCGGTTCCTTGGCTGTGATGAGAGCTTGTTTCTTTTCAACCAATGCCTCTTTTGCCGCAATCAGCGTCACAATGGCCTCTGCAATCGCCTCCCTTGCCGTGATGAGTTCAAGCCGCTTGTCGTTCAGGCCTTCCTTCTCGGTAATAAGGGCCTGTTTCCTGTCCGCATTGTTCTCCTCTTCGTCAATGATAAGCTGCTGTTTTTCAAGGACTGCCTCAATGTAGGGGATAACCTCAAGTTTTTTGTTGGCTGTTACCAGCTTGGCGTTCAGGAGTGCGGTTTCATAAGAGAACGTAGACCGCTCAACATCGAAGAATTGGCGTTTCAGTTCTTCAAGGTCTATTTCATATTGGGCCTTGGCCGCAATGATAACCAATTGCCGCAGATCCGTTTCGATCTTGAGGCGGTTTAGGGCCTCCTTATCCATCTCACGCAATAGCTTGTTGTCGGCAAACTCCCGTTTCAGTTCGGTAAGGGTTTGGGCTTTTTCAAGCTGCCATGCGATCATGGCCTCTTTCACGGCAATGTCATAGTCAAATCCCGTTTGGGCAAGCTCTCTCTCAATCATCTGCTGGACAATGGCGAAATTGGCCTCACTCAGCTTGAACTTGGCTTCCCGTTCAATGGCCGTGGCCGCGTCTGCCAGGAAACCCGGTCGGTAGAGAAACCCCTGACCGGCGACTTGGTTTTCTGCCTGCTTATGTGCAGAGAGATACCCGTCCATGATGGGGCGCTTCTTGATTCTCCATAGGGCGTTTTCAGCGGTTTGGGTCATAATGGCCTTTAATTATAAACGGTTACATTAAAATGACGGACGCTTGGATCTTCCAAGGGTCCAGAGGGTGTTGCTTTTGCAGCAGCAAATAAATCTTCAATGGCTGATGTAAAAGATTCATTTTCCGACATAGTCATAGGACTTGTATCCATGGCATCACGATCCGGGAAAAACTCGACAGCAGCTATAATATCCTCATAAACCTCTGAATACGCCGCAGAATAATATTCTTCCCCGCCAGGATACAATTCCATGTCTTCAGGTGGAACATTTAACGTATAGGATAGTATTGGGGCTGAATAGTAATAAGTTTGAAACATGACCCTTGGAGTTCGCTTCACAAGAACCGGATTCTTTGGGTATATCAATCCAGGTTCCCCACCCCATTCAGCTAATTCACCAATTCCATAATAAGTGATATCCGAAAACGAACAGGCATTATTGGTAGGTGTCATTCCATCCCATTCGCGCGTTGATTCCATGCTCAAAGGAATCGAGGCAAGAGACCCCAATGGAGTATCAAAAGACACCGAACCACTTCTCGAATTGCTTTCATATTTTGCGCCAGAGCCAGACAATACATAACTAAAATCAGGTAGATATGTTTTAACTCTATAGCAGTACTCGTAAGCATCCTCGGTATTTGTGAACTGAGACCACTGCCTAACGACATAAAGTATGCTTTCTGGATTGCCTATTTCTCTCAATAAAGCACTTACAAATGGACCCGTAACCCAAACCCCGGCAGATATATCTTCATCATTCTTATTGGGTTGATTCAATGCCCCATACGCTCTTGATGTAGCCGTGATGGACTGGATTTCGTCCTCCCACCAATGCACACCTTCACCGCTGCCTCTCGATCCTGAACACGACGAAGTCCTGTTGGCGCTGACAGTATTTTGATACCCCAACTCTCCAAATTCACTTCTTCCATCGATTTCGCCGGACCCACTGCAACCAGTAGAATCGGATATCTCATTAACTCCAGGAGGCAAACTACAATTCGCCAAACACTCGACTGGAGGCAGTAAGTCAGGCTGAGGCTCCTCTGAATCACAGGTATAAACTTCAGCCGCGTTATATAAAGTAACTTCAGGCAGGCCGACCCTGGATTCTTCTGGAACACTCTCATCCCATGGCCTGCTCATTAACCACAGATACAGAACGTCATCGGGAGTTAAGCCTGTTAAATCTGCTTTCCGTGGGAATAATATAGGTTCGTCGTCCCATTCGATACTTGCAACACATTCATTGGCAACATCCCAAACCGTGTACCAGGTTCCGTTATTGGCGATAGCACAAAGAAGCAGGTAACATGACAAGCATTGTTTTATCCCATCCACAAACCCCACAACCCGCACCGGCGCACCATCCGAGTCACACATCACAATCACTTCATCGTCTACGGCAAACGCCGAAGCAGCCCCGTAAATAGCGCCATTGGACCTTAGTTCGCTGTCCGGTTCGCAATGGTAATAGAGAGGAACATCCGTGCCATTCTGGTAGCCCTCAACTGTCACGTCTGCAAGGTCGTTGGTTGAATCAACAGCGGTAATGATGCCCTTTGCAAAGATGTGATTAACGGCATCCCCGAAGTTGTCATGTTGGTATTTTGGCATGATCTATCTCGTCAAAATAATCGGCGCCAGTTCGATGAAGTCCAAGCTCTCAAACCCTTGCAGCTTCAACGTCCACGTCCGTCCATATAGGTTGCGCCCGATAGTCGCCTTCGAGTCGGTGATGGTATAGGTTGCGCTCCCGGACTCGGTTTCAAGGCGAATGGCCGGCGTCGTCCCCCCGCTCAAACCGAAATATGCCTTGCGAAATCTCTTTTTCCTCTGGGTCCCGAAATACGTCTCGGGCAGCACAATGCCCGGCGTAATCGCTCTCCCCGCGTCAGTGGCCCCGGTCAGTACATAGATTCCTTTCGATTTGCACCCGAAAGCCTCATTTTGAAAAACCGCATAGGAATTGAAATCGAACCCGCTGTAAACGGACGGAGCAAACTGATTCCCGTTCAACACCCAGCACTCCCAAAGCTCATCACCCAGGAGGATCGTAATGCCGGCCGTCAGGGTTTCTTCAACCGACAGATTGAGCCGCTGCTGAACCGTCAGGCTGGCAATGATCTCCAGGGCGTCGGACAGGGTTTCGTTGATCCGGAGGCTTCGAAGAACCGTCTCTGTAATTTGCAGATTTTCGGTCAGGGCCAGGATCGCACGGAAGGCCAAGGTGGCTGTGTCAGAGGCCTTCAGGGACTCGGCCACATCCTCGTTCCACTGCCAGCCCAATGCGTCCGCTGCCACGGCCTCCTCTTCCGCCGTGCAATACAGGGTCCTTATGACCGTGACCGCAGCAACCACCCCCAGGGCCTCGGCAATAACCCGATTGAACGTCATGGCCGGGGTAACAACCCCTGAGATCCCCAGGGATTCAGCTACACTGGTTATCATCCGATGCACAAATGACGTTGTGTCCGTGATAGTGAGGGATTCCGCGGCCGTCTCATTGAACACCTGACAGATGCAAACGCTTCCAAAGGCGCGGAGCATGTCGGTGACGGTCACCGTGCCGGACCAGAGGCTTGACACGCTTTCCGATGCTTGGAGGTATTCGTTGATCTCCCAGCCCATCTCTGCGGCAATGGCTTCACAGACGTTCAGGGTCTCCTCAACCGTCAGTATCCATTGCAGGCCGATCTTTTCATAGATGCGGGCGGATTCATTGGCGGACAGGGGAGGAACCAAAAGTACCACATCCGATATGGAGAAGCTGCCGCTTGCCCGAAAAGGCTCGACAAAAATCTGGATCTGAGGCGTAGCTTGAGCAGCAGCCTCTGCCTTGAACGGTGGACATGATAGCTTATGCTGAAGGTCCGGTCCCGACATGGAGGCCGTCGCGACAAAAGGCGGACAATCGATAATGATCCCTGCATGAATCCCGGAGCAGTGGAGCGAGGCCTTGGCTGTCAATGCCTGCGATGGAACCTCGATCTGCGGCGTAGCCTGAAGAGATCCCTCCGCTCGAAACGGCGGGCAGTTGACAACAACCCCTACGAAAATACCGGAGCAGCTCAGCGACGCGGCCGCGGCCATCGGCTGCAAGGGAATTTGGAGCTGCGGCGTGCCATGGAGCGAGGCGACCGCGGAGAAGGGAGGGCAGGAGAGCTGTCCCGGAACACTGGCATCCTGCAATGTAATGCTGGGTTCGCCCGGGACGCTTAGGGGGAGCGGACCGACAACAGACCCTGCCGAACCGGCGTTCGCGTCAGGCGCTGAAATCGCCGGAAAACCCGGGATCTCAAGTTGTTTGATGATGTCGGCCATTTAATCGATATCTGAAAAATCCATGGAGATTTCATACTGCACCTCAAGCGCCGAGAGGTGCTGCACGGCCACGGGCGTTCCAAGAACGTCACGCGCCACCAGAAAAGATAGAGGGGTCGATGAGCCAACTAAATGCCCATACCAATACAGGCCCACCTCTTTTACGGTGATCTCGGCCCCGCTGTTGTTATTGAATTGCCTCGCGTGGGTGGCAGTCCACGTCTTGGTTCCTCCGTTGTAGCTCATGACCGGCACAGCTTGCGCTTGGTAGGCCATCTGCCCGCTGCTCGTTCCGGTTGGGATCAATGCATCCAGACTGTGTTGCTCGGTGGAAAATGCCGCATCCCCGGTTCCGATAACGATACCGTTGGTAGAGACCCCCGAACCGGACGTCATGCCATTCGAAGTTGGGCAATAGTGAGACCCTCGATTCGAGGTATAGGCGCCGGCATAAGTCGCTCCACTTATTTGCCGAGATGTCAGATACCCGGCGCCCCAATCGGAAGTTGTACCGGAGGGCATTGCGTCCGACATTGCGGAGAACAGCAGATGCCAGGCATTTCGGGTCCAACTGTGCCCCTTCTCCCGGTATTGGGCAATTACCTTTCCGCGCCGATCTACCAGCTTAATGCCGATAAAAAGATCCGGTAACTTGATCATGGTTTTACTCCTTCATGCCTCAATTACGCCGCGGCGTGCCCCAACTGAAACGCCACATTCTGGAATTGCAGGCCGCTCCCTGCCGCAATCGTGTAGTCCGCGCCGTAGTCGATGCAACCGATTATGGTTTTATCTGCCGTGGTGTCGTCGTACACAAGGATTGATCCCGTCGGCCCAATACTCCCGCCGTCTGCGGTCCAGGTGGGATTTACGAACGCCACGTCGAGCCGATCGTCGGTGTCGTTTTCCGTCACAGAGTCAACGTCGATCTCCTGCCCGCCCGTGGTGTATCCATTGCCGTTGGCGACCTCCTTGGACAGGGCATCGACAACAGCCTTCGTGGCGTGGGCGTCCTTGTCGAAAACGAATGTATCGTCCATGAGCATCGCCATGAACGTATCGTTCTCGAAGTCGATTTTTTTCGTTCCAAGCATGTAAAAGAAATGATTGGATAGCGTTGCTACAATGGCCATAACTGATCTCCTTGTCGATTCAGGACGCCTGTCGGGCGTCCCGGTTATGGTTTATGTGTTGGCAATGGTGATCTGGTAGATCACGGCCACGTTATCGCCGGCCTCTACGGGCTTTGGGGACGTGAACTTCTTGGCCGCCATGAGCTTGCCGGCCGTATCGGTCGGATCGCTGGACGTGCCCAGAAATGCCCCGTACGCGGTCAGAGACGCTTCAAGGGTAAACTCCGCTTTGTTGGCTGCGTTGGTGATGACCCCACTGGCGGCCGCGGCGGTGTTGTAGCTGGGATAGGTGTTCTCTACGAAAGAAGCGGCCTGGATAGCTCCGTATGTCCCTGCTGCGCCCAGGCAAGCCGCCGCCGTATTGGATGTGGCCGGGGTCACGTTGTTGGCAAACAGGCCCACGCACCAGATCTTACTGGCCGCCTTGGACGTGGCCCCGAAAACAATGTTCTCCAGGTAGTCCAGGCCTTCGTAGGTGAAGGTATTGGGGGGCTCCCAATAGCCGCCGCTGATGAGGTTCCCTTTTCGGTACACGTCGCACCGCCACTGACCGATCACCCGGATATGGCTTTCAAGGGCGTGTTTGGCCGCGTATCGAACGTCCGCGTTGTCTCTCAGCGGGTCGAAAAAACTGTTAGGGATCACTATGTTGTTCATGATCAGTCTCCTTTGATGGGTGATCCCGGACACAAAAAAAGGCCGGGATGGAGGATGTGGCCTCCATACCGGCCTTTTTTTCCTTACACGCTCAGGGGATCAGCCCGGCGTGCGCCCAAGGTATTGGTTGGTGTTAAATCACCTTTCCGTTCCTCATCACTTCAATCGTGGCCTCATCGCTGATTCCCACTGAATCATTGTCAGGCCCCGAGTAAAAACTGGTCAAAACCTGAAAGTCCCCGTCCCGCTGTCGGTAGAGTGCAGCCCCTTCACTGCCGGGCGCGAACTTCACCTTCCCCTGCGACAGGTTGAATATCCTGCCCGCCGGATTCCCGGCCACGAATCCCTCCTGGCTCACCCACACGGGCACGCTCACGTGCTTTTTCTCGGGCGGGGATATCGTATCTCCCAGCTCGATAATGTTGTTGGCATATACGAGGGTTCCGGGAATGGCCCCACTGCCCACGTCCAACTGCCGCATCTGTGAGGGTTCCGTGCCCAACAGGCAATAGGTGCGATCATCGCACCCGATAAAGAGTCCGGTTCGCATCCGGGCGATCATCGTTCCGGGTGTGGCGAACTCAAAACGGTTGGTTCCCAATTTGAACCAATCCAAATGAAACGGCTCCGAGTAATAGAGGATGTTGTCTCGCATCCCCCACATGCGCCCGAACGCATGACAGAGATAATCCATATATGGGGGTTGGTTCACAAACAGGGTGGGCAAAGGCTCCACGGTCGGGACATGGGTAATGGCGTCCACGTCGCCGATGCGATAGAAGATGTGGTCGTTCGGGTCCGTACACCAGACCATGGTATTCGCCGACCGGTTGGTTACGCTGATCCCGCCCGAGCTTGTCAGTTCGATGCCGGCAATGGGTGAACTTCCGCTCAGGTTGGGGGTGTTGTCATAGGAGGTAAGGCAGACATAATAGACGCCAGGCTCCAGGCCCCCGGTCGTGGCCGTCAGAACCGGGCCGTTGGGTATGGGAAGGCCCCAATCGCCGAGGGAATTGGTGGCCGGGTTGAATATGCGGTTGGCGTATCGGTTGCTGATGTAGACCAGGTGGCCCACTTCAGCGTACCAGGTGCGGGCCTTGATCCCGCCGATGTCGCCTATGGTCATAGCGGTGCGGCCAAGAACGCGCTTCAGCGTCGTTCCGTCCATGACCAGGTGACAGGTGGCCCCGGCCCATTCCGAATGTCCATCCTCCAAATCAATGATCTTGGTGTATCCGTCCCGGCACTCGATCCTTCCCTTGGCCGTCACATCCGCATTCAGCACGATCCTGGGCTCCACAACGCCCCGGTCCACAAACAGCCCTTCCGTGGACTTGACGTTGTTCATCCCGGTAAAGCGATCCATCCGAATAGGCTTCATTTCTGCTCCCCCCCCCTGCTCCCCGCTTCCTACTCCTTCCGCTCCCCGTTCCGCCTTCCGCGTTCCGCGCTTCCTAATACCGCGTACTATACCTCTGTCCCTGCAACCGCCTCAAAGCCGTCTCCCGGTTCACCCGCGCAATCTCGGCCAGATAGAGCTTGTGCAGATTCTCAAACCGCGACAATCCATCCTCGTAGTCCACATTGAACAGCCAGGCCGCCTCATAGCAGATGGCCCGGCAACTGATGGGTGAAAAACGCCATGAATCGTAGTCCGAATAGACCGGCGACGGCATGGCCAGGTAGGGCACATAGATCGTGTGCCCGCCCGTCTTTGAGGGTGCATCCAGGTAGACCTCGTAATTGGCCGCCGGCGTGATCACGTAGGCGTCGCCCTCGGCCCATTCGTCGCTGGTCCCGTTGAACAGGGCGCACACCAAATGCGTGTCGTCCGTCACCTCAAGGACCACGCCGTCGGACCCGTCCACGGTGTTATGGATGGTGTCCCTGACCTCCACCATGGGTTCAAAGAAGGCCCCCGAATCGTTCAGGATGCACCGGCCCCCGGCCGCCTCCCCCGCGCTGACGGCCGTGCCCGTGACCATGGCCTGACCGCTTTGCACGTCCCGGACGGCCAGCCTTCCGGGGATGTCCTTGGCCTCCGTATGGTTGGCTCGGTAGATCTTCTCGAACGAGGAGACACGCGGCCAGTAATCGCCATCCCCGTTGTTGTACTTGGCCAGATAACGGCCCTGCCGGTCCTTGAGATAGAGCCCGATAAAATTGGCAGGCAGGTTGTAGGCCTGCTGGCCCTCCACTGTGCCGATCTCGGCCATGGCCGTCAGGATCCGGGTCTGTCGTACAAAGTCTATGGCCGCAGCGTCCAGGCAGTCGTAAAAAAACCGCTTGTCCGATTCCGCAATCCCCCCCAGGGCCTGGACCCCGTAGTTATACAGCGTCTTTCCGTCCATGATGGCTATACCGTTTTCGCCGTGGCCTTCAGAGCGTCATCGATGGACGTCTTCTTTGTCGGCCCCTGGATCCGAAGCTTCTTGATTTGGACAGTCATCCGCTTTCCCCTGTCCCATTCATCGGTGTTTTCCGACATCCGCGTAACAGTGCCGATGACGAGCAATAGAACATTGTCATTTACACCCACCTGCTTAAAGCCGTCCGCGCTGATCTTTGCTTTTTCAGGGATAGACAACTCGCACCTGGGCGGATCTTTTACCGCCCTCACTGCTTCACTTTTCGCCATGATGCTTCTCCCGGTTTAAAACTCAATCTCCTCCCGCTTGCCCTCATATTCCGCTTCCCCCGCTACCACCCCACAATGGGGACACCGATCCACCTCTTCGTACATCCGGTCGTCTTCCATCCAGACCGCCCCGCACCGGTTGCACACCCGTATGGGCAGATCGGCAATATTGCTCATGGATTATCTCCGTTGATCCGACTGATGAGACCGATCAGAAGCTCTCCGCCACGTCCTCGATCGTTACCGTGCTTTCAGCCCCTTCCGCGCTCCCCGCTCCGACTTCCGCGTTCCCTTCCTCTTCCTCCTTCACCTCCACGATCTGATACTCAAACCCGGCAATAGAGATCTGGTCGGCAAAGCCCCACCAGTCCGGCCGCCCCGAAAATCCGTACTCCGGCCAAGTGGCGGGTTCAGACCAGTCGGCCTTTTTCTTTTTCCCATCCGCAGCCTTGGGCCTGCGCAGATACGTCATGCCGTCCAAATCGCTCGACTCGCCGTCCACGGCCGGAAGTCCTTCCAACTGCCGGGCCTCCTCCGCCTCTTGCAGGCGCTTATAATGAGCGGTTGACATCTTCTCGCCCACACGGTCCCACCATGCCAGGGCCAGTTTCCGCTGATTCGCGGCCCCGATAATGTTCAGTTCCTCTTTCTTTTGCACCGGAGATCCATCCTTGTACCCGTACACGCCATTGGCGTGCAGATAGATCTGCCGTCCGTCCGACTCCTGCCACGACCGGAGCACGCTCACCGCCTTGAGTCCCGTGGTCCCGTCCGGCTTCTTCACCTTGACAAACAGTTTCTGCGCCATAAATACCCCCAAGCAATTAATAAGTAAGAGTGAATAGTGAATAAGGAGACTGTGTTTTTCCTCAACTATTCACTTTTCACTATTCACTTCTCACTGTTCACTTTCCTACTCTCCCACAAACAACATCCGCAACGTTGTGGCAGCCGGCGTGACTGCCGGATCCAGCTCGGCCAATCCCGCAGCCTCAACCGCCGCGCCCGCAAATGTGGGCTGGCTCACCGTGCCCGCCGGGGTCCCGCCGCTGGTCTCGCTCGATGTGAGTGTCCCGCCGCCCGTGGCCTCCAGGTGGTCCGTGTTGAGCGTCACTGCGTTCCCGCCCGTGCCATCCGCCACCGTATGAGCGTGGCTATGCACTGCCAGGGCCTCCCCGGTAAAGACGGGCTGGCTCACCGTGCCCGCCGGAGTAAATCCCGCCGACGTAAAAATCTTGATCTTGTGATTCTCCCGGTCGTACCTGTATTCATACCCGTCCCCGGGCGGCTGCTCGATCAATCCGATGCCCATCTCCCGTTGAAGACCGAAGTGGCCGATATGCGGCAGGGGAATCCCTCCGCTGGGATAGGTGAGGATGCCGTCTCCGAACCGGATCACGGCCACCCCCATACATTTGCTCAATGCCCCGTGACCGATATCCCTGTCCCTGGGATTGACGGTCACCCAGACATCCGTACTTGCTAATGCTGTCATGTTGTGTCCTCCCGTTTAGGCAGGGAGCAGGGAGTCCCGCCGATGGCGGGATTGAGACCCCGCGCTCCGTGCTCCATGCTCCTTGCCGATTTCTCCGCGTTCCGCGCTCCCCGCTCATTACGCCGTTTCCACCAGGTTGCTCAAATTGGCCTTGGTTTCGGGCATGACCTCGACCAGGAGATCAGGCCTGAAATGACCCGCCTTATTGTCCCCGGTCGCAGGTACGGCCAGCTTTACAACCACTTCGTCTCCCGGTTCCAGAACCGTTCCCAGTGACGCCTCGTCATAGAGCACCTTACCGGCGCCGGTGGTGCCCATGACGAAATGGGCAATATCCGCGGCCCCACGGCCAACATCGGACCCGAGCATCGGCCGCAGCTCGTAATCCACTTCCGGCGTTGTGGTGTCACCCCCGCACTCTTCGGTGACATTGAGTTGAGACCGCACCACTTGGCACTTGAAGGGCACGTGAAACACCCCCACGTCCGCTTCAGCCTGGTCGCAATCCACACCCAGGGGGTCGTCGTAATCGACAAACAAATCCAGCGGCAGGGAAGTCAAAAGATCGCTTCGTAACATGGTGTTATCCTCCTGATTGGGTTGTGATCAGACAGATCGGCCGATCCGGCCGATCCGGCCGATCCTGTTGTTTACTGGCTGGCTATCCGCACGATCCGCGCCTCGCGGTCCGTGGCGGTCGGGAACTTCACGCCATAGGCCACGGTCCCGTACCAGGCCACCGCATGCCGCCGCCCGAAGTCGGCCACATAATTGGGTTGCGCCCGAAGGTGCGGAAATTCGATCTCGATCCGGGCCACCGCATCCTTGCCGAAGATCACCCCTTCACCCAGGACATTGCCGCTCCCCACGGAATTGCTGAGGGCCGACTCGTTGTTGACCTCCATCATGCGCACGCTCTCGACCTGTCCAATCTCTCCCCGGTAGATGTGGTCCCCCTTGCGGAGGTACATGTTCCAGGCCTCGATCACCCGGTCATCCCGCAGCCCGCGCAACGCCTTGGTGCTCATGAGCCCGATATAGTGCTCGCCCTCGTAATAGGGGACGTGCAGGTCCTTGTTCATGTAGTCGCGGATGGTGGAGACGTGGTGCTTGGTGAGGTTGACCAGAGCCATAGTGGACGGGGTCCCGTCCGTGTCCCAGACACCGCCGGTGAGGCTGGTGGGGATAAAGATCACCTTGGCGTCCGCCCCTGTAAACTCCGAGGCCGCGGCCACGTCCATGGCCTGGTTCATCTGGTCGATCAGGCCCTCCTGTGCCCCCTGCTTGGGGTCGAATTTACTGAGCTGCCGCGCCAGGTCGGTGTACTCCAGGCCCCGTCCCCATTCCTTGATGGTGATCTCCGATTTTCCCATGGTGAGCTGATCGATGGGGATCCGGGTGGTCTCCTCCAGCTCCGCAGAAGCGGGGTCGCTCAAGGGCTTGTAATAAATGAGCGTGATGCTCTCCCCCTTGCCCTTGCCGAACGAATCCTCCTTCTTGGTGAACGGCACAAATTTCCACTGCCGGGCCGCCACCTTCAAGAGTTGCCCTGACAGGTGATGATTCTTGTAAACGCCCGTCTGGGCGTCGTAAGTCCAGGTAAATGTCGCTTCGGTTGGCATTGCTTATTTCCTCCGTTGGCGGGGAGCAGGGGCAGGGGGCATGGAGTTGGTTTCCGCGCTCCGCGCTCCTCGCTCCGCGCTTATAATCGCCGCTCCTCCATGGCATCCTCAAGGGCGTCATTCAGGGTCACCACCTTGGGTGCCGGGGGTTTCCCAGCGCTCCGGTCCGCCGGGGACCGGCCCAAAGGGAGGCTTTTTTCCTGATGGGCTTCACTCTGCCTTTCCGCCTCTTTCTTAAGGCGCTCCTGGAAGCGCTGCTCCTGTTTTTTGTGATATTCCCTGGTGGCCTCGATGGCCCATTGAACCTGATCGTCAAAGGAAAGGGCCTGTCCGTCCGGCCCCTGGCTCGGGGCATAGGTGCAAATCATCCGAAAATAGTCGTCTTCCGGATCGATCTTTGCGTTCCTGGCCGCCTCTTCCGCCATGGCCCAGGCCGCAGCAGGGTCTTCCGCGCTCCCCGCTCCGCCTTCCGCGTTCCGCGTTCCGAGTTCCGCGCTCCCCGCTTCCAGCTCCCTCCGCTTGACCTCAATAGCCGCGTCCTTCTCGGCCCACACCCGGGCCACCCGCTTTCGATAGTCCTCAGCGTCCGGATCCAACTCGTCGATTTTGTCCAAGGCCTGCTCGTGTTGCTCGGCCATAAAATCCACCAGATTCCGGTCCCGCTCTTCCTGTTCCTTCCGCTGTTGTTCCGCATCCTGGGCCGTCTTGAGTTCAGCCCGCAGCCGGGCGGCCTCCTGCTCGGCCCGCGTCTTGGCGGCCTGCAAATGCCGGTATCCTTCTTCGGCCTCCGTATGGTCCTTGAAACGAAACCGCGGCTTCTCCTCTTCCGCGCTTTGCGCACTGCCTTCCGCGCTCCGCTTTCCGCCTTCCGCGTTCAAAGGCGCTTCCCCTTCCTTGGGTTCCGCCCCTTCCTTCTCCGTCTTCGGTCTTTCGTCTCCGACTTCCGACTTCCGACTTCCGACTTCCGCGCTCACTCCCGGAGGGCTGTCATCTGCACCATCGGAATCCGGGGTAATGGCTTTCTCTTCCGAGCTCCGTGCTCCTTGCTCCGAGCTCAAATCTTCCCGGGCCGCCTCTTCGAGTTCTCCCTGGAATCGCGCCATGCCCTCATCCATAATCTGATCCAGATCCAGCGTGGTCTCCCCTGCTTGTGTTCCCATAAAATTCCTTTCCTTCCGCGTTCCGCCTTCCGCGTTCCGCTCTCAAGTGGGGCATAAAAAAAGGCCGACATGGAGTGTATGGCCTCCATACCGGCCTTTTTTCGTAGCCTTGGGGTGATCAAGCCCCTCAGCCGCCCCGTCTTTTAGTCGATCGGTCCGATCAGCCCGATCAGCCCGATCCGTTTAATCTCTTTATTCCCCCCATATGCGCCTGATACAATTTATCCACGGCCTGCTTGGCCGCATTAAACCGGTGCCCCATATCTGCAATGATCTTCTGGTACCCGGAGGCCTCCGGATCGTCGCGGATCAACTCCAGGACTCTGGCAATCAGCCGCTTTTCCACCAGGCCCCGAAACCGGGCGCCCTCATCGGAAAACCCCAGGGCCAGGTCCTCAGCCCTTGCCCGCAGCTCGGCCTCGGTCTGCGCCCGCTTCCGCTCCCGATCCGCCTGGCCGCCGTCCAATACCTTGGGCCGCCGTGTCACAATGTCGATGCTCGCTCCCGGTTCCATCAGACCACCCCCTAAAGAATTTTCTCACACAGAGCCCACAGGGCCACAGAGGTTTAAATTAGCAGAAAACCTTTTCACCTTCTCTGTAGTTTCAAAATGAGCTTTTTCGGGCTGATAGCGTGTATTTTGAACGTGCTCCCCTTTAATTCAACAATTTCACCAACTCGGAAAACCCCAGAATCCGTGGGCCACTTTTTTTCAGCTTGTTCAAAGATATCTTTTGGTATCTCGGCGAAATACCCATTCCCTGTATCCATTTATGGCTCCTTTCTCTGTGTCTCTGTGCCTCTGTGTGAGATATGCCCTTGTCCCGACTTCCGCGCTCTCTACTCCCCACTCCCTGCCCCTTGCTCTTTGCTCTTTGCCCCATGCTCCCTACTGCCTACTCCCTACTCCCTGCTCCCTGCTCTCTCCTCCCCGCCCGGCCCTTCCACCGCAGCCACCAAGTCCGCCATCTCCTTCACCTCTGCCACATTCCGATCCGCGTTCGCCTGATCCTCGGCCTGGGCCGCCCGGGCCTGGTTATCCTTGTCGATCGCCTTGGCCTCGTCCTCTGTCACGATCACCCCTTCATCGTTCAGGTTCACCCGCTCCACAACCGCCGTCAATGTCTTATAGGCCCGGATATACCGCCCAAACGGCGCCTTTTCAGCCAGCGGAATAATGATTTCCTGCAACGCCTTCAGGGCCTCGTTTTCCTTCATCAGGGCCTGGATGCCCGAGACATGAAATGTCCCATCGAATGCCGGCACGCCCGACACGCCGTTAGGCGCCTGGGGGTTGGGCGCCAGCCCGTATTCCACTAACTCTTCCGGACTGAATATCCCGGCATAATCCTGATATCCCGCATGGGTCTGAATAATCTCCAGGCCCGCCATGATCGCCTCCACGGCCCCGGCCTCGATGTTCTCGCCCATTAAGGAATAGACCCCCATGGCCTGATCCAACAGCATGGCCGATTCCCGGTAGGTCATGTCCTGCCGGTATCCAGGCAGGCCCTGGACTGCATCCGTGACAAACGACCCCCGTTGAAACTGCTGGTCCCGGTACTGCATCCCGGCCAGCACGTCATTGGTCCGGCTCCGGCGGTCCACGGTCCGCACGGCCTGCTGTCCGCTGATGGTATCCTTTACCGCATAGTTCTTGCCCGGCCAGCCCTCCACATCGTTGGGATCCACCAGGGCGTCCACGTTCACTTCCGTCATGGGATTGACCACCCACTGGAGATAGTCCTGGTCCAGGCACATGATATTGTTCATGGCCTCCCAGATCGAGAGGACCCCTTCCAACAGGCCCCGGCCTCCAAAGGCCAGGAGGTTGGGCAGGGGCGAAAACGCAATCCCCGGCCACCGCAGCCGTTGGTAGGGCACGGCCCGGGGCATCTGGATCACCCGGCCCCCGGCCACGGTGTAGGTGGCCCTGGGCAGCAGGACCTCCCCTTTCGGATCCAGCACAATCCCCCAGAACTCCGATGTCAGGATCAAGGTTCGGAATTGGGACCGCTGCCATATCATTTCCTTGCGGGCTGCAATGGCCTCTTTGGTCATCAGGGGATTTTCCGGGTCCTCGTCGGTGACCTCCTTGACCCGGGCCACGTCAACATACCGCTCCGCCTTCTCGCCCTGCTTCAGCACAAAATAGTCGAGCCATTCCTGGTGAACCCAGAAGATCCCGGACTGGCAGTCCCGGTTGAGGGCATCCGGATCACGGTGGATCTTCCACGGCTCGATCAGGGTGTATTCCAGGCCCTTGCCCGGAACCCACCGGGGAACCATCTCCAGGGAGACGCCCACGGCCAGGGCCATGGTCACCGCATCCGTGAACCGGATGGGGAAATTGGCGTGCGATTTATTCAGATGCCGCTCCATCACCTTCTGATGAAACGCTGCGGCCCTCTTATTGACCGCGTTTTCCACACTCAGAAAATTGGGCGAAAAGGCCTTTTTAACGGCCGCGGCCCCGTACTGGACCGTCTGAAAGGGTTTGGGCACCACAATCCGCGACTGCCACTCCTCTTTATCCGCATAACTGACCGGCTCGTTCTCGTTGTAGACGTTCCAGCAATCGCTCTGAATGCGGCGGATATCCTTCTGCGCCTCGATGGACTGCTTCAAACAGTCCTTGCAGTAGTCCACAAAATGCTGTTCATTCTCACCCGAATAGGCCCGGGCCGCCTCCTCCCGTTCCTTCAATTCCTGCGGGTCCCGCACCGAATTGGGAGAAAGCGTATCCATCTCCCGCTTGCGGTTCAACAGCTCGAATGAAGGGTCCGCCATCTGAATGGGCATGGGTTGCTCCGTTATCCCTCGGGCTTTTTGGCCTCATCGGGCGTCTTGGATGTGCTGCTATTCAACTGCCTCAACGCCATATAAAGAGTCCCGGCGCTCACGGACCATCTATACGTGAAGGTGAGTTCATCTTCACTGTCAAGGCCAAATTCTGTTTGGTTAAGCATGAGCTTCAGGATCTTTCTCTTTGCGGTTCTCACAAAGAAATCCCGGAGGCAGGCATACACATTGTTCACCACGGCCATCTGGTCAGGGATCGGCAACTCAGAAAATCGGAATAACGGCTTACGATCTTCAGGGTTAATAAGGGCGTTGTATTCTCTTATTATGGCGTCATCCTTTATCGTCTTTACAGCCTTCTCTTTACGCTTAGCCATTAGCGACCTCCTTCTTCATCCTCGGCATGGCCTGTATCCGCACGCTGCTTGCAATACGCCCGCCGCCGATGGTCACCTCGGGAACCATTATGCAATCAAACCGCTGAAGCACGATGTCGATCTCGTTCATACACCGCTTCTCACGCACCCGGTCGTCCCCCACAATTTCCTTAACCCTCTGCTGCCTGGCCGCCCCCGCCATGGCCGCCTGAAACGGATCCATCGTAGTTGCCATAAACCCTCCTGTGTCATTGTGTAAGTGGAGGCGGGGAGGGGAATCGAACCCCCGGTTTCCGGCGTATGAGACCGGCGCCTTACCGCTTGGCTACCCCGCGCTACGGTTTACTTGTCTTCATCCCCGTCTGCGGATCGCGCCCCATGCTGATCCGGACCAGCCCGATCAACAGCGTCAGGATATGGTCGTCAATCACCCACCGGGTCTTTTTGGCGACCCATTTCAGCCCGCCCAAAAAGACCAGGATGATCGGTGCGATCCACCACCAGTTGGCGATGATGACGGTAACGGCGTCCATTTTTTAGTCCTGCTTGTAACCGAAGGCCCCGTCCGCCATGGCCACGACCCGGTCGTCCCAGATGTTGTCCGGTCTATTGACCTTTTCAATCAGCACATCCCGCAACATGGTCCGATACAGCATATCGCCCGCCGAAAACCCCATCGATTCAATCGTGCTGACCCCTACATTGGGTGATAATTCATTTGGCATAACCGTTTCTCCTTTCATTCTTTATCGATCATTTCTCGAAATTGCCTGTCCGACTCCCTTGCCGCCTTCAATTTGTCGTCCAACTCATCCCGGCCCCTTTGGCGTCTCTTAGCAATCCGCTCCCACAATCTCGTCAGGTTCACCTTCCCGCCGATCCGCCAGTGCCCCCGCCGCCTGGCCATGTGCTCATATGCCTCTTGCGTGCCTTCCAAGCTCACACCCCAGCCCCCGGACTCTCCGGGAATATGCGCTCCAAATTCCGCCGATACGCCCCGCTCACCCTTCCGGGAGACCAGTCCGTCTCCCGGCTCCTACATCCCGGATGACAGCGATGCGGATCCGGTTCGCCATTGTGCCCTTCATCCGGGTAGGTCACGGCCCCGCAGTCCTTGCACTTGAAGACCTGCTCGCCCTCGTCATAAGGACCGCCCTCGGTCATCTCCCAGTACCGCTCATATCTCCCGCTCATCCCTTCTTCCCCTTGCTCCTTGCTCCCTGCTCCCTGCCCCTACCCCACCGCCCTTCTCCCGTAATTCCCGCCCCGATAGCTCCGCGCCAGTTTCATTTTCGCCATCTTCTCCTCCAGGCTTGCCTTCTTGCTCTTTCCCTTGACCTGCGTGTACGGAAAGAGCAAGGCCACGATAGAAGCAAGCGCGTCTCCCGGATGGCTGAACCGGTCCTTGACCGGTAAGGTTCCCACAATGTTTCCGGAATTGTCTGTTTTCCAGTGCCAGCCGCCGTTGAGGGCGCGATGTAACAAGTAGGCGGACTTTGAAATCAAGATACGGGGAGAGCCATCAGTGGCATCCGTGAGGAGCGAAGTCTTGGTCGGCTGGATCCGGGCCGACCATGACGTAGGCCCCGGCTCGAATCGGGTGTCCAGCATCCGTTCAATCCGGCGTGCGGCTGTCTCGGTCCGGGTGGACTGGTCCGGGGTGCGCATGCTGGGGTCGCCGACATCCCGCCAATCCTCAATCTTGTCTTTGTATTTGGGCGAATTGAGAAGGGGCCTCACCTTCTGCTCGATCAGCTCCTTGACTCCAATGTTTTCATCAAAACAGACGTCGTGGATCCAGAGCTTGCCGGGAGGAATAAACTGGCATACGAGACAACAGGGGTTGTGCCATCCGTCCCACCCGCGGATTCCGATACCGCCCCGCACCACCGGCAATATCAGATCCCTGGAAAAGTGTTTGATCGGATTGTATTCGGGCGTGACCTTCTTCCCCCGCTGGACCGGCGCGGCCCGTCCCTCGATATACCGGGCCTTTTTCCCCGGGTCCTTCGAAAACGCCGCAATGTGGGCCGCCCGGGCCTGGGGGTTTAGGTGCCGGTTCTCCCGGTAGGGAATGCGGTACACGGCCAGGTGGATCTCGAAACCGGTCACCGGATCTACGGCCAGCACCTCCGGCCCGCTGGCCATCTCCTCGGTCCAGTGGTCCTCGTCCGCCGGGTTCTGGGTGATCTGAAGCCGCATCAGGGTCCCCTGCTGCCTGGCGGCCCGGGCCAGGGCCATCTCAAACACCTCGTAAGGAAGCCCTGCATTGGCCTTTTCAATAATGGGCGCGGGTTCTTCCAGCCAGATGAGGGAATACTGAGGCCCCTGCAATTTGGAAAGAGACGCCTCGTCGTCAATACCGAAGAGGTCCATCTCCACCCGGGGCGTGGAATGGATGATCATCACTTTGTTATCGTCATGGAAGGACACACGGGAACCCAACATCTCCTTGATATCGGGCACCGTGCTGATCTTGATGTTCTGGTGGGTATCTCGAATCAGGGCGCCTCGAATGGGACGGCCGCACCGCGCCGCATGCCGGATCCCGCCGATCACACCGGCATAGGTCTTCCCCTCCCCCATGGGACCCATGAGCATGACCACCTCTGCGTCCGAATGCACAAAGGCGTCCTGGGTCGGGGAAAGTTCTACATACCAGGGATCACCCATCCTTGCCCCCTTTGATCAAAAAGGGTTTGTACTGCCCGTCTCCCTGGGCCGGGGCCTTGCCGCCGGTCCGATCTACAATGTAAATGGGGCTCTTTCCTTCATCGTCCAACAACCCGGCCTGCCGCAGCTTCAGGTCGATAATCTTGATGGCCGTGTTCATGGCCTTGTCGCGTTGGTTTTGCAGCCGGTCTTCACGGGCCATCAGCTCCAGGCAGTCCCGGATGATCCGCCTGACCAGCACCCGTTGCCCGTCCGCGTCCCGCTCTTCCAACAGCATATAGCGCCACCGATCGATCCATCCGGCAATCTGCTCTGTGGCATCGGCCATCCGCTCTACCCGGTCCTTGCCCGCCTCCCTGGCCCACTCCAGGCATTGCGACTCCATCTCTTCGAGGGCTTTCAGGTCATCCGGGATCACCTTGTCCACATGATCCCGGATGACTCCAAAGGCCTTACTCTCAGCCTCTTCGCGCACCTTGCTGACGTAGCGGATAATGGCCGATTCGCTCACATCCAGATCCGGCCGGTCGGTCTTGACCCTTGCCGCGATCCGCCTGGCCGACAATCCTTCTGAGGCCAGCTCCTGGATCCACGTATCCAGTCCCATCTGCTCTATCTTCGTCCGCTTATTCGCCATCTTCCCCCTCGATCCGACCGATCCGTCCAATACCCCTGATCCGACCGATCTCTTCTCCCCCACAAAAAAAAGCGGCTGCATGGAGAGCATGGCCCCATACAGCCGCTTTAATATCGTTTGCCGCCCCGGTTGATCAGTCCGCTCGGCTATTCAGTTTTCAATTCCGCGTTCCGACTTCCCTGCCCCCTGCTCTTTGCTCCCTGCTCAAAATGTTTCAACAGGCGTCCCGGCTCCCGGGAAAGGAGGCATGCAAAATGAGAAAACGTGCGATGAGGTTAAAGTCCCGTCGGATGGGTTTCATCAACCCGGTCCCCGGACCGCCTGTTGTGATCCGATCATACCACACGTTTTTTAACCGCCCGCCCCAAACCGCCTCAAAAAAGCTCTCGACAAAAATTTTGCCATTTATAGCCAAACCTCAAAAATAAAAAATTCGAAAAAAAAGACTTGACAAGGGTTTTTTCTCACACAGAGGACACGGAGTCACAGAGGGTTAAATCTTCAGGTTGGGAACCCTTCAGTTTCATTCAAGATACTCGACTGGTTTTCCTTCTTTTATTGCATATTCAATTTCTTTCCGGGTTGATTCTCCAACATATCCGCCAACATTAATCACCATCACCTTGTCTGATATGTCGATTTTCCTAAGATGTAGCTCATCAAGCTCCTCTTTTATTCCTGCCTTTTCTCCGAAATGGTCATGCCCACCCCATCCCTGTGCTTCAGCATACCAAGCTGGTAGATAATTTATCATCAACACTATTGCCCCTTGTTTTTCCAGCTCCCATCTCATTATTGCATGATGGTCCGCAAATCGCGTAGACCCACATAAGCATATTACTGGAGGTTTTCCGGTTACGTGTTCGTCCATTTTATTTCATCTCCTCTCTGTGTCTCCGTGCCGCTGTGTGAGACCATGCCCTTTCTTCAGCGTTTCCCTACCTCCCCTTATTCATCTGCAAAATCAACACATCCAAAACCTCCCGGTCCGTCAACCCCTGGCCCTCGATCCAATACGACCGATCCTTGCCGAACTCCATGAAATACCCACCCCGGCTGTCGGTCTGCCCCCAGGTCAACCCGCCGTTGGTAAAGTCCCACACCTGGATCTGGTTCCCCTGCCGCTGCACGTCCAGCATGCGGCTGGTCCCCTGGTTGTCCCACACCCGAACCGATTCGGCCCCGGCCGCACCCGCCAACCCCACCGCCATCGTCACGACCCATACCGCCATCCACCTTTTCATAGCCCCTCTCCTTTCCCTCACCCCTCCGCGTTCTCTATGGATTTCCTCATCTCTTCCCCGATTTTCAGGCCCACCTCCATCCACACCCCGTGGATCTTCGCGCGAAGGCCCCCAGGGCAGCAGGCATCGGTTTCCAGCCTCCGCCTCGCCTCAGACGCAATGCTTTCAACAACACGATCTATATCGAATTCTTTAAATTTTGCCACCTATACACCGATCAATCTCACATGGACTGTCTGTGTCCGGGGTCCTCCCCCCGGATTCCGCTTGTCTCTTCCTCACCCTCTCGGTAAGCAGTTGAATGCTCTCCAGGTGGCTTGAACTGCACCCCAGGCCTTTACACTCGTCGTAATACCGTTCAAGCATGCCCGGCACCCCCAAATCGTCGGCAGAAAAGACGATCGCATTGTACTCAGTGCGAATGCGTCCGTTGCATGGGTTTACAGCCAGAAGCCTGTATTTTCGATCAATCACTTCCTGTTCCAGCTTTCTCACCCGGTTCACTTCCGACATAACTTCCCTGTATATTCTTTCCCGAGTCTCTGATTCCATTGTCGGTTCTCCTTTAACCGATGTTTAAGTTTCACAAGTCCCCGCCTTACGATAAAGTATAACAAAATTCCCCATTCCTCTCTACAACCACAAGCCGGCATCGTTCGGGATGTCACTCCACGGCTCATCCCAGCCCTGTTGAATCCACCCGGGAACTCCAAGCGGATACATTTTCTCGATATCGTTCTTCGTAAAACCCACAACACCGCCACTTTGAACCGAGGCCAAGTCCAAACCCGATCTAACACAGCAACGGAGCATCGCGGCGAATTTTCCACCACACCAACAATCTTCTTTTCGGTTCCACCCGTGGTAATCGCGAAAGATCTCGTCTTCAAACCACTCGGAAAAAGAGAGCCCATCATAATTACCATCCCATTCTGTTAAGGCCTGCCAAGTGTGTCCCGACGCCCATCTTCGCATGGGGTAGCGCCCATCCCAAGTCAACGTGTCAAACATCCCCTTGATTTCTCGTATCAGTTTTGCCCGACGCCTGGGTGTAATAGCAAATGCGGTCGCCGCCATTCTTAGGGAAAAATCTCGCCATCGCCGAAACTCGACTCTCCTCATTTTCCTGTCCTCCATAAAAACATGGCCAGATTCGCCGTACGCCGAGAGTTATCAATCATCCCTCTCTATCCCGAGCCTGGCCCTCATATTGGACTCTGTGTCGGACATATAAGCAGATAGGATTTGCAGACAACCGTCATTCATCTCTATCCCCAACCTGGCTCTTATATTTCCCACCCTGTCCCGCGCATGAGAACCCAGGATCTCCAGACAACCATACAGACCGTCCATCAGCCTATGCTTTTTGTCAATTCCACATCCTTCCTCCGACCAATCGGCATCGTTCATCTGTCTATACAAATCCCCTATCGCCTCAATCCCGACCGAGATCTTATCAATCTGATCAAGATCAAACTCCACCCCGAACATCCGTCTCCCCAACAGATCCATAACTGTCTTTGGCTTTTCCGTATCTGTCGAGCCATCCCCTCCAACGCCGGTCATTGGCTTTTTCTCTTTTTCCGATCTCATACCCTGCCTCCTTCCATGGCAGGCATCGCCACTGCCGGCACCACCACTCCGCGAACCGGCGATCCACTCAACCGCAATTGAACAGATCGCGCACCGGGTATCCGAAGAAGGGTGTCGCGTACCGGGACACGGCTCCAGTTATGATGAGCGTCCATCAACAGATGTTCTTCGATGGAAGCCGGGTGAAGAAAGACTCCGTTATTTGTCTTTTTGACCCCGCAACGTTCCAGAATCGGCCCGAACTTGACGTACATGCCGGCGTCTGAGACAATCTCTCTCACGGTATAACAAATGTCGTTGCTATCGCCATTATTGCCATCCACCGGGATGAGAGATTCCATAAGGTCCTTGAACATGGTCATCCCTTTCTTTTCGGCCAGGCCCTCGAAATCCCAGTTGGGCACATAGTCGCGAATGCGCGCCATAGCGAGGCAATCCACCCCGGTCTCCTCCCGGGTCAGACGGTTTGCGGCCACAATCTTCTGTCGGTGGTTCATAGACCCGATCCGGCGATACACCCGGTATGAGGCGTCAAAAGCCCGGGCCACGCAGATCAGCTTGTCGGCCCCGCTCCTGAGACGGTCCATCGCCTCATCGCTGAGCGGCGCCACATGTCCCGGCGCCCGCGCGTCATCATCTATGACCGGCGCCACATATCGCCCCGTCTTCCGGATAGCCGGCAACACCTCGTGGGTCACCCACCGGCGGAACGGTTTGGCCGCCTCCTTGTTCGAGCGGATGATGAGGGTGTAGAGTCCGGATTCGGAGACAACCAACATCTCTTGTGGACCACCAAGGGTATCGATTTTATCTACCCCCTTTTCATCATCTTCTAAAACTTTGGCTACAGTATCATTGTGATTTTCTATCCCAAGAATCTGGCAAACATCCTTAGCCACAAACCAGAATTCACCTTCCTCATCCTGGATCACTCTTACCTTTTTCGACTCATACTCGAACGGAATAACGTTTTTCATAACATAGACCTCCTTTAATCCACTGAAATACCCGAGATCAATTCGGACGTGTGGTCGATACGCTCCCTGAGATCGCAGAGCGTCACCTCAAAATCAGCCTGAAAACCTTCAAGCGCCCGTTCATGCCCGCCGATCAGGTACTTGGCCACGCCAAGCATCCCGGAGACCCTGCTCAGCTCCAGCAATGCGTCATCCAGGATATGGAAATTCGACGGTTTCCTTGTGTCATCCTGTTTAGTTTGTTTAATTTTTTTGGCTTCCCTGAGGACAAACGGAGAAATGCGTTTCGGGTCGGTCATAGCGAACCTCCTTGGATAAGGGTTGGAAGAGATCCGCCTTCTTTCGCTGTCAAACAAAAAAAGGCGGGTTGCACGCGGTTGACAGACCGGCTCCAAGGGGACCGGCGAGCCAGAAGGCTCCCGCGCACAACCCGCCAGAGGGTTCGTACGGACAAAAAAGCGCCGTACGAAATCGAGGCGCTTGCGCACCTTGGAATATGCCGGCTGTCAAACCGGGCCGCGGATTTTGCCGCAACGTTATTACGCTGGCACATCCCCAAGGGCTTGTCAAGGAAAAAAAATGACTCTGAATCGGAAAACCCGTATCTTGTTCGACGGAGGTTCATCATAGAGCTACGCTCACTTTCTTCAAAGTTTCAAAGTCTGACTAAACACAAGTTCATCCAAAGCGGAACAAACAAGCGGGGGCTTAAACTCAACAGATAACATCCTATTCACCCCACTATCCCAAACCTCATCTGCCCACTCAATTTTAGTTGCCATAATCCCTCGCTTTATTTCATTTTTTCCCCGCGCTCTGCGTTAAAATGTCAAACGTCAGTTGGGGCATCAATCTTTTCCGCTTCGTTGCGAAGCCAAACTGCTAAATCTTCTAAAATCTTAACCCACTCCATCGCTGTTTCGCTTTCCCCTTCAAATTCTCCGAAAGTCCTCTTGATGCATGCTACGATATCTATGTGAATTCCAAATTCGGGATCGTCCTCGTATTCAAGACATTCAACGTCTATAACTCCAGGAGCAGAATAACTGGCCCATGGAATGGCGTTTTTTACAAAATATTGCCAAGACTCAGACGCAACGTCGTTTGCTATGTCCGGGAAAACGGTGCAAAAAAAGCCCATTAAAAGCTCAAGGGTATCATTCACAAGTTCTTTTACGCGAGGCTTTAATAATCCAGTAATTTCAACATACCTACCTTGCGATAACTCCGGCCTCCAGACATGTCGCTTTTCCATTTTGCCCCCTATTTTTTTAATTAACATTTTCTCCTCTGTGCCTCTGTGCCTCTATGCCTCCGTGTGAGGTCATGCCCTTTCTTCCACATTCCCCGTTCCGATTTCCGCGTTCATCACCACTCCCATATCCCGGTAGACGCGCATCCGGCCCCGATAACTCCCCTGCAACACCACCGGCCTGTCCCGGTAATCATAGACCCGTGGCACATGGTCTCCGAGCTTACTCCGCAACAACCGGCCCACGGCCTGGGCCAATATGGCCGGGTTGCGGAGGGGAGATGCCACAAACAGACAGGAGATCTTTTTTACATCCAGTACCCCGAAGCTCTTGCCGGTCACACAGATGACCTGGACTTTCCCCTTATCGAACGCCTGGAGGATGCCCGACAGATCCCCTTCGGACGTCTGCCCCGACACCATTGCGCATTCGCGATGGTTCGCCTCAAACGCCTTGCGCAGTGCTTCCAGGTGGATCAACCGCTCCACAATCACCACGGCCCTGGCCTCGCGCGAGGCCGCTGTTTCGGCCAGCACATCCAGGAGTATTTGCCGGTTTCGATCCGGATCCACAGACAGGGCCGCCACCATGGCCTTCCAATCCTCCCGGTAATCCCAGTCAAACTCGGTATCCTTCCCCACAAATACCGGCCTCACCACCGTCGATTCCCTGAAAACACGCTCCGTATCAATCTGGTGAAGGCGGGGACCGATATAGGCGTACATCAACTGGGTGAGTTTATCATCGCGTTTCCCGGACGCGGCCAGGCCCAGCATATACGCAGAAGGGATGTGCCGCACAAACTTGAAAAACGTGTTGAGGTTGCACTGATCGCACCCGTCCACAATCAAAAAACCTATTGATTCCGCTATGTCATCCAACATGCGATAGAGAGATCGATGGATTGCCACGGTAAAGAGCCGACCCCGTTCCTGCCTGCCGTCGCCTATCAATCCCAGGGTATTGTCTGAAAGCCCCAGGAATTGCCCGGCCAGCTCCAACCACTGATACGCCATGGATTTCGTCTGCACGATCACCAGGACCGGCACCTGCCGCTCCGCCGCAAGGTAGAGTGAAATCACCTTTTTCCCCGCCCCTGTTGTTCCCACAATAGTTCCAAATCTGCGAGCACGGATAGCCTCGACAGCCTCCATCTCATAGGCATAAAGCCGCCCATAAAAACGAAACGGGGCTTCTCCGGCGCGAAGGGTACAATCATCATACTGACCCAGCACGCGATGGGCCTGGAGGATGCGCAGAAACTCGCTGGCAAAGCCACGGGTCATATACAGGTACCCGTCCCCCTCCCAGTAGCAGGTCAGTTCCCTCGTGATCTCGGGCGTCAAGGTCCCGGCCCTGTGGGACCTTACCCATATGGGATTTCGGAAGGTGAGGCGTTGGGCCACCCGATCCACCACACCTTCGGGCAGATCGGCCAGGGCCACGCGCAGCTCCCGCTCCACGCGGATCCGGACGGGCCGGGACGGATCGGCGGGGTGTTCAACTGGGGCGCGTTCCGCGCTCCGCCTTCCGCGTTCCACGTTCCCCACTCCCTGCTCCGTCGGGGTATCGTCACACGAAGGCGTCACAGGTCCTGGCGGTTTAGGGCCTGGCGCTCCGGAGCTGATGTCATTATCCAACCCACTGTATTTATTTAACATGTCCTCAAATTCCATAGCGACCCAGGACCGGGGTGTCACACGATAAACAACCCCTTGTGACACCTAAAAATTGATTTAACTTCATGTTTTTATTTATTTTTTCCACAAAAAAACCGCCACTGTCACACGTCACAGCCCTAAGAAAGATACTTATAAATTTCTTTTTGATTTTTTGAACGCACACACAACCCGATGTCTTTCATTTTTTCGTTACATTTTTTCTACCGTATCTCTTTCCCTAAAATGGTGTGACAGCGTGACACGTCCCATCCCTCCTATACTAACTAACTAACTTATTATTATTATTATATTATTATTATAGGGGGGTGGTCCAAATTGTGACAGGCAGCCGTCACACAGCCCGTCACAACCCGTCACACTGTCACGCTTCCCGCTGCCCTGTTTCAGTGGCCCCGCACCTTCTAAAGCTGAAGTTTCTTTCTTCATTTCCAAAGCCTTATACGAAAAGCCGCATTCAAAACATTCAAAAATCCCACGCGCTCCATATGGATGAGGGGGGAGGGAGTCCCGGTCCCCCGGTTTCCCTTTTCGGGTGTTTCGATCCCTGCATCCCACCGATCGCGCCGACGCGCACCTGGCCGCCCATCGATCGCGACGTCCAGGTACCAGGCAGGCCCTCCGCCCCGCTCCACAGAAAAGGAGGAGGTCTCCTCACCCCTGCTCCATGCCCCTGGACCACACCCGACAGCATCCCGCAGCGCCTCAGCCCAGCCGTCCATATCCCTCCCACCTCTCCCCATCTTTCCGCCATGTCGCCCCATTATCCCCTCAGTCAATCCCGATCTTCCACCGTCTGATGTCCGCCAAACCGCCATAACCCCCCCAACTGCCACAACAAACCGTTTATCATCACCTCCCCAACTTTTCCCGAATAGTTGAGGAGTCCCCTCTTGCTATTCCACCACTTTCTCCTGGTGTTGAGTCTACCGCTCAGACCATTTTTCTCTTCAAATCCTTTCCTCCGCCGCTGGTTATCAAGCCCGAATGCCAGACCCTTCTTCCATCGGTCCACGTAATCCAGGACCACCCACCAACCATATTCCCAATTTCAACTCCCATCGCACCCCTCCATCGCAAAACCGCCACAAAAAACCCCGACCGCCTCCCTCCCTGTTATGGTTTTGCTCTATTTCGATCACTCTCCAGTATCAAATGCCACACTTACCAATTTTGTCTCATATCACCATGACGGTTTATCTTTTTAGAGGGTTGTCGTCGTTTTCCCTTTCGATATCGATGTTTTCAAAAATTGATCATTTTAAAAAAAGGGCACGGGAAAAATTAAAACCCAAAAACCTGCCATGGCAGCACTACCCCCCGAACACGCGACCCACCCAGCCTTAGCTGCCGAGCTTCCGCCCCAACGATTCTCAGCAGCATATCCCGGATATTCAGGCCCTGCCATTGCGTCCCTTTCAGGAGCGCCTTTACCACCGTGTCAGGATGCAGGAACAATCCGCCGTTGCCATCTACAGGCTTCAGGCCATGCGCTTCCAGCACCTTTCGCGGTTCTTCGGCAATCTGATGTTTGGCCACCATCAATTGTGACACCATCCGGGTCACGTAAACCGTCTTTGAAGACTCATAACCGTTTGTCCTCAGCTCTCCCTCTGTCTCCTCCGGTAAGCGTACCTGTGCCATCATGATGTCCTCGATTAACTTCTCCTCGTCCTCCAGGATGCCTCCCTGAAACCGCTCCCGCCACCCATTCAGATAATCGGTCAGCAATCTCGTCAAAGTCCCTATCCCGTCATTCGACGTCACAGCGATCATGGAGAACGGCACTGATAGCGACTCAATAAAGCGAGGATCATTCTCCCCGATCTTTCCCACCTTATCCAGCAGCTCACGAGCACGAAATGACGCCCACAGGACATAGGCCACAATTTTAGCCCGCATCTTGGCCGCATCCGAAATCTTAGGAATATATGGCTGCCGGTCACTCGACTTCTTTGTCTCAATTGTGAGATAGCGGCTATTTTCAGCAGCCCGATAAATGCCACGCTCGATGCTGGCCAAAAAAACCATATGCCGCAACTTAGCTTCAACAGCCTTTTGACTACTCGACCCCTTACGGGTAATTCCCCCACGCCCGGCACTTCGGATATAATAGATGATCTGTTCCCGATGCTGGCTCTTCTCGATCTCGTCGATCGCCACTAACACTGAGTCACACCCAATGCTCTGCCGCAACCCCGGTTCCGTCAATGTCTGTCCTTCACACGGAAGCGCCAGACGCCCCCCAAGGGCGACCAGCAATTCCTTCATCACCGTTTTGCCACTCCCGGCCGTTCCGGTTAGCCATAAATGCGGCCGCCAGGCCCACATGCTTTGTAGATACTGCGCCAAATACCACCCGCAAATCAGCCACACGTCCAATTTCCCGGAAAACCCCCATTGGAAAAAAACAGCCATCAACTCGTCCAGAATATCTATCGCGATGGAATTGTCCATCCGCGCCAGAACGCTTACGACATCATCCATATTTACCCAATCATAGCCTTGCCGCCAGTCGATTAGCCGCCCCTCGATGACTGGATGCTCCCAGCGAACCAGACTCTTGCCATCCCACACCCATGCCCGGCCCCCTACTACCAGGACCAGTTCATCCCCGTCCAAGCCATGGATTCCTTGCCCGATATATTCCGGGTTCCATAACTGCCGCTTCCCCGCCTGCACAATGATTCGCTTTTTAACGTCCGCAAATAATACTTGTCCTGCCGAGTACGATGCAGCAGACCGCGCAACCCTCGCCGCAACCTCCGCCCCGCCGATCTGCACCAATTTGTCTAAATTGAAATCCTTCAGTGCCACAGAATAGAGCCTTTCGTTGATCTTCGACCACAGCAATATCCGCTCATCTTGCAACTCCCCCAGGACCTCAAATGAAGCAAATGTATAGGCGTCAGGATTTGAAGGCGGAGGCGGATTAGGCGCTCGTCCCTTCCCGCGCTCCCCTTTGCCAGGAGAGGCCCCCGCAGGCCCGGGAATCGGTTTGGCGATCTTCCTGGCCGCCTTTTTCAGCCGCTCCAATTCTGCCTTCGGGTCTTCTGCCAACCGCAGGATATCGTCAATATCCGACTTGGCCCCGTCCTTACCAGGCGGGATCTCGATCACCCGCACATCCCCGCCCGAAGCCAGAAGCGTATTGGCATATATCCTTGTGTATCGCGCCCCAGCCCCCTCCGGCTTGTTAGGAGGCGGAGGATCGTTGTCGAACCCCAGATACCACGCCCGACCTTTAGCCACAGTCTTCAGCCGCTCCAGGATCGCAGGCTCGTTGTAGCTGGCAATAGTCGCCATGCAATCCTCGTGGCCGCCCAGATCCATCACCGTGATCCGGTCATTCTCCCCCTCCACGATGATCACCGGCCCATCCTGATCCAGAACGTCCTGGCCGTAACAAAGCCATGCCACCGGCGCAAACCGCTTTTTGAGCTGCCATGGCCGCTTTTTTTCCGGGTCCTTGAGCGAAAAAAATTGAATCTTTCCCTGGCTCTCATGCGGATAAACAAACACCCCGTTGGACACCGTAGCCCTCCACCCGGTCTTGTGCTCCTGGGCCAGTCCCACCGCCGCCAGTTCCTCCAGACTGACGCCCTTGTTTTTTGCATGAGCAATCAGATTGCCACCGCCCAGCCCTGCCTTTAGACGCTTTAGGATCTCCGGACTGTGCTTGCGCACGTCCACCTGGTACGACCAGGCCTTGCGGTCTTCCAGGAGGCGACCGTGGTAATACTCTGCCGCCATCCTGCGGACATCGCACGCCCGCTCCGGATCGATCTTCAGCACATCCTCCTCTACTTGCACCTTTTTATCAGTCTTCTGCTTCTGATCCGGCTCTCTGGCTACGCGCACACCGCCATCTTCCCCATCTAAAACCGGCATTCCCCGCTTGGCCGCAATGGACATGGCCGCTTCCAGGGGACTCCCCAGCTTGCGGTATTGTTGCTCAAACTCGATAACATCGCCGCCTTCTTTGCACGAAAAACACTTATAAAATTGCTCCTTGTCATTAATCGTGAAACAGTCCTTGTGCCCACAAAAAGGACAGGGGTTGAGGCGCCACGATCCGCTACCGGCTCGTCGCGCCTCCCCCCCTGTCTCCAGCTCAATATATGATGTAATCTCAACCAGGTCTTTCACCCGGTCAAACAATCCAGCCATGCATGCCTCACGTCAGCTATAACTCGTTCTGATATACGTCCCTGATCTCTTCCGGCTGGATGCAAAGGTAATCCAAGGTCTGACGTTGCGAGGAGTGGTTGAAGCACACCATCAACCGGGGAAGATCCACCCCGAACGTCACCCTCTGATGATATCCCCACGTCTTGCGCAATGTATGGCTGCCATAATTCCCCTTCAGGTTGATCTCCCGGCACCAGCTCTTCACCATGTTGTTGACAGTGCTCACGGTCAACGGTCCACGTTGGCCCACAAACAGAAAGTCCTGATCGTCTCTATCGTCTGCCGCCAGGAGAGACTGTATCGACCCCACGGCCGCTCCATTAAGCGTCACCTTGCGTGCCTTCCCGGTCTTTTTTTCCCGAATCTCAATCGTCTCTCCGGCCATCACATGCCGCACCTGGCCTACCCGCAGGCCCAACAGATCCGAGGCCCGCAGATTGGTGTTGATGCCGAGCACAAAGAGACACAGGTCCCGCGGTTTGTCTGCCAGCAATCGCTTAATGAGCCGGATATCCTTCAGATCCCGGATCGGCTCCACCTTGATCACATCCCCCGCCTTCGGATGATTCCCGTTTTTCATCGTTCGCCTCCTTGTTTGGCTTTAGTTCTACAACCAGAATCTCAAATTGCTGAATCCACAATTTAAAACGCAAATCCACCCTCTTCTGAAAAGCCAGATCCACATCCCGCCGCCCGTCTGCCACCAGACGGCCCGGGCACGGCCTCATCCAGTAAATCTGATCATACGTCGCCATCCAGGCCAGGGCCGGATCCAGATAATCTTGCACCACGCCACCCATCCCTGCCACCGCCGCATACACCAGACTGTCCATAGCGGTCCGGTCGCAGATGACGATCTCCGCCCTGGCCGAGGCCTCCAACTCCATCAGCATATGCCGATGGTAAATCCACCGCTGGCTCTCCTCTGTGGTCTCCTGGTTGATCGGCCACTCACATGACCTGGCCACCTCCGTCACCATGGCCACATTCCGCTCATGCGCCCCCAGGCTCTTCTCCAGCGCCCGCGCCAGCGTCGTCTTACCCGTCCCATGAGCTCCCATGATTCCTATTTTCATAAAGCCTCCATTAAGCCTGACGCCTCACAGTATTTCCTTCGTTCCTTGAACTACAATGGCATCCTCCGAATTTACGCAAACCCGAACCGCTGTGTATCCCTGCCTGTGCAGCTCTGACAGCCAGCGCATTTTGATTTTTTTGATCCGGGAACACTCCTGCTGATATTCTGTCTCGTTCATAGGGTTCGGCATAGCGACATCCAGGAGCATGTTCAACATATAATTTGGCAGCCCGATAACCCGCCATTTCGTTGGCTGCACAAACTCATCCCCTGTGTCGAAGGCCGTTGGCCCGGTAAATAAAAAGATCATTTTATGTAGCCCAGCATCCTCATCCGATAAACCAAGCGCTTCAAAAATTGCTTAGGAATCTCCACCGGCTCCCGGTCTATTCGTTCATTGGGGTCGCCACGCTGCGCCGTCTTCTTTCCGACTTCAACGCCGACGCTCCTCACAAAGTTCCGATACTGTTCGGGGGTCAGGTCCTCCAACAGCTTCGCCTCTTTCAACTCTTTCGGCAACTCGTCCCTGTTGGCAAACACGCCGGTCAGGTGGAATCCTGGACACGTCCCGTCGTCGAGGGCAAAGCGAAATGAAGCGATGAAATTTATAACTTTGGCTACAGTGATGGTTTCGTAGATCGATACTTCACAGCCCAAGCCATCTCTGATCCTCAAATGAAACTCGTCCCCTGGCTCCAACCACGTTGATTTATTATTCAGGCTCGTAATTACAATCATGCGGCCCTCCCTATTTATTTTGATTCCCTCTCTGTGTCTCCGTGCCTCTGTGTGAGACCATTTTCCGTGCCAGCCATAGCGGGACTACTACCGCGCCGGGGATCCACTCGCAGTCGTCATACGGAAGATATGCCTTCCTGCCGTCCCTGAAGGTCACGGGCACTCCGCCGCCAGGAGTCATGTCCCCCACATCCTCAATCCTTAGCAATATGTCAGGTCCTGGCCTTGGCATATCATCCCCTGTTATCCCTTCGGCCGGTACACCTTCCCATTCACCGGATTCACAAGAAGCGCCTGCTGCTCGTCTTGCTTCGCCGTCAACCGGATTCTCCGCTGTCTCCGCTTGGCCGGTGCAGGCAGAAACGGTATATCCAAGAGTCCATTGATCCACCGGTCCAGCACTTCAGTATGATACAGCCGTGTCCGGTTGTCCCCGCCATGCGGCAAATCCACTGCCACCGCCCGATCATCAAACATGCTCCGCGAGATCCCGCAGTACGCCGCCGCCTCCTCGATCCGCAACCACGGCGACCTCACTACCTTTCGCCCATCCTCAAAGACTACCTCGCGCATAGCTTCTGCCTCTTTTCCATGAGCCGCGCTTCCGCCGCGATATCCCGCTTTGCCAAGTGGGATGGATGCCCCGTATTTCCGCGCAGACCCGCCCACATCGCCGCCCGCCGCGCCGCCCGTGCCCGCTTACTCCTCTGCGTTTTGCCCATGTCTGCACTCCCGAACGATCAGCAATGTCGCCGGGCTCACGAGCCAAAACAACTTGAAGATCAAGATGCCCACCCATGTTCCAGTCACATCCATCACCCATCGCATCAACGGATTCGCTTCATACGCGCCCAGGTCCAGAAGCAGCTTTGTCTGATGCCCATCGACAACGGAATACGCAAAAATAGCGGCATACAGCAGCCAAACCACCACCATGTTCTTCATGGCCCACCCCTCAATTAAAGGACAACCAAATGGCGAGCGTCGGCCCAATGCACATCCAGCATCCCGGCCCAAGGATGCCCACCAAAATCACCTTACCGCCCGGATACATCTGTGCCATCGCCGTCATCCTCCCGCCACCGCCAGGTAATGCCACGCATAGCCGAACGCTGTCCCGGCCACAAAAACCAGCAAAGCCACAATAAACCGCTTCAACATGATTCCTTCCATGACATCTCTCCCATCTCTACTTTTCGAGGATCTCCGCCGGCACCACCCCGGCCAGGTCCACCCCGGACTCCAGGAATATCCGTTTCAACTCTCCTTTTTTGCAGGACTTGAAGTTCCCTCGTTTTTTGAGGAGCTTCTCATACAGGAAGGTATGGGCCGCCGCCTGCTCGAATACCTTGAACTCCTCCGCGATCGCCAGGATCTCGCCGATGGTCTTTTTGTTCAAATACTCCTCTGTGATCCGCCATTCCTCCTGGAGGGATATCCCGATGTGCTCCGCGATCTCGCGCCGGGACTTGGCGTCATATTGATCCTGCATGATCACGCGGATTGCGGCCTCACTTAATTCGGCCGCTGCGTCCACATCCTGCATGCCGGAGATCTCCTGCCATATTCCATCCAGCTCACTATATATGGCGTCACGTCCCTTATTATGTTTCTGAAAAAACCATTCCCGAAGATTGTGATTTGATTTAAGGACCGCAAACAGCTCTATGCGGGCCGTGACACGCCCCGCCAGCCGTTTAGGCAGCTCGGTTTCAAAAAACTGTTCCCGGAAGTACTCCCCATGCCAGGAAGGGGGTCTGCGCGTTTCGGTTTCCCCCGGCGACGCAGCGGACCCCTTGCTGCCGGATGTGGATGCCTGCGCCTGAAAACACGCCTTGTCGCCGATGCAGACCTTTCCGTTACCGAACGAGACCGATCCGTCCAGCTCGATCAGGGTCACGAAGCTCTTGCAGGCCAGGCATTTGGCTTTCGGGTTATGGTGGAATATTTCAAAATCATTCCAGTTCACGTCCCCTGCAAACCGGAATCCGTTGGTCTTGTGCTGCTTCCGGTACCCGGTCCTTCCCCAGTGGGCAATGAGCCAGTTGTTCTGGTGTTTTTTGAAGCAGGCCGGATCCAGGCAGTGGGCGCCTTTCAGGTCTTCGGGTTCGAACAGCGTCTTCTGCACGTCGCTGTTCTGCTGGCAGGCCGGACACCCGGCCTTTTCCAGGTTGAACCTGGCGGATTTGAGTGCCGGTGCGTCCCGGTTGATCTCCTCCCGCAGCCGCCGGACCGAATACCCGCCTCGCCAATGCAGGACCTCCTGGGTTCGTTTGGCGATCTCTTTGGGATTGCTCAACCGGGAAAGCTGCTCAAGGTGCCCGTATTTGAGTTCGCCCGATTCCCACGCCTTGAGGGTCTTTTTGGGAAGGCCCAGCACGGCCACGCGCCGGCGGATATACCTTTGGTTAATGCCGGTTCGCTCGGCAAGCTCAGGCAGGGCGTCCATACCACGCCTATCCAAATAGGTTTTGAATCCTTCGGCCTCTTCCAGTTCGCTCAGGTCCTCCCGGTGAAGGTTTTCGATGCACATGAGATCGAACGCCTCATCGTCCGACAGCTCTCGGACCATGGCCGGGATGCGCTGCCCGTTCAACCCGCCCGAGGCCTCGGCCGCGGCCAGACTCGCCCGGTACCGGCGCTCGCCGGCCACGATCTCCAGGGTATTGTCTTCCACCGGCCGCGCCAAGATCGGCTCGATCACCCCTTTTTGCTTGACCGACGCCACCAGCTCGTCGAACCGCGGCCCCTCGAACCGCTTGCGCGGGTTCAGCGGGCTCGGCCGCAGCCGCGACAGCTCCACCTCCTGATAAACACCATTATCCATCCCTTATCCTCCTCTTATTGAAGTGCTTTATCTTGTGTCCACCGTGACACAAATTAAACTTACTTCAACTCATTCTTACGCCCCCTTTTATGAGATTTCTTGTCTATCTCCTCGAAATCATTCAGGTGCACCGAAGTAATCCCTTGATAATCCCTCGGTAGTACCTCCGTCCTCCCTTGGTCATCCCTCCGTCCTCCCTTGGTCATCCCCCTGTCCTCCCCAGGTAATACCGACACGGCAAAAAAATTATGGTAAGCCTTCCAATAAGGCGATAACCGCCTTCTGATATTTCTTGAGTTTGGTTTCCTGGTCGTAGAATTGACGGTAAAAAATGGCGGCATTGCGCAGGTATTCAGAGAGGGATAAATCGTGGCTAAAGCAAAAATCTCTCAGCTCAGCCTTCATGGAATCTTTAAACTTGACAGTTGTAGGAGTGGTCTCGGATTCTCCGGACGGATCGCTGAAATTGTTTACAACCACCTTCCCGTTGACCGTCTCAAACATGGTTTGCTGCATTGCATACCTCGCTATTCCGGAAACAATTGGCCTACCTCCAATCTCAATTTCTCAGACAGGGCAGCCATAACGTCCTGGTTCACCCTTCGGCCCGCAATGGTATTGGAGGCCGTCACCACGCTGACCTTGCCGTCAGACAGATCTTTCAGCTTGATTTCATTGAGATCCATCAGCGCTTTGCGGATCCCGGGCAAAGAAAAGCCGTTCTGGACCATGCAGTCCAGAACCGCCTCGTTTTTGTTTTCGGCTTGAAAACTTTTTAACTTTGTGCTATTGATAATGTGTTTAAATAGTTTCATTTTTAGAGATCCCTTTAAAAACTATTCTCTTGGCCGTTAATTGTTTACCCAGGCTGTTATTACCAACAGATGTAATTCAGGATAAGGATACATGTCAAGAAAAAAATATCCTCAAAGCGAAGATAGTTTAGGCGGTAGGTTGCGGATCTATCGCGAGACACATCACAAGACCATAACTGAATTCGCAAAACTGCTTGAAATATCTCAAGGTTCATTGTCGGATCTCGAAAATAACAAGACCAAACCCTCTTCAATCCCCCTCGGAAATATTATTCATAAAACGGATATCAGCGTCTATTGGCTCTATATGGGTATTGGAGATATGACAAGGACGGAGGCTGAAATCAGGGGGCAGGCACCCGAACTGGGACCGACAGATCCGACGATCAGGATGCTTCTCGAATCCGCGCGAGGGGTCCTCGAAAGCGGCAATCAGCCGATAGCCGATTCCATGGCAAGGTCCATTCGGTATTTTGAGAAAACCTTGGAGGCCGACACGCGCACCGCTGCCCTTGAGAAAAAACTTGACCAGGTAATTGAAGAGGTGAAAAACTTGAGGAAAGAAATCAAAACCCAGGATCACCCGGAGGAGGAACAGGCTGGGGAAACTACAGGCGCAGCGGCAGCATAAAACAACCGCCCGGCCTTATCCTCTGCCTCTGCGCCAATGACCATGCGTATGAGAATTATCAGGAGATAGGCTGGTCGCGATTCCTCTGGGATTGGAAACAGAGCCAAATGCCTGTTGTGGAAATGGTCCCTGCCGATGAGCAAACTTTAGGATGGACCGCTGCCGAGGTTCGGGAGAATTATATCCCCCTGTTGGCCGATCCAGCCGACAATGAGCGTTTGAAAAATTTAGCCTCCAGCAAGCCGGCCTACCTACGGTATTCACTCAACCTGATAACCAAATCAGACCACTCTGCCACTTATGAATTTCGTCTGCTCAAGGAAGAGAAAGAGGATATGTATTGGGGCTATACCAGGAAGGTTGTTGCCTGGACGGAAAAGAGGAACGCACGGACGCCCACCCCTCCCAATCAAAAACTTCTCTGGCTGCCCCAGTTGATGGTGTTGAACAACCCCAATGTAATTGCGGGGATACTCACACAAGACGGCCTGATCAAGCAGGTCTGGGTCAATGAGGCATACAAAGGTCCGCCGCCCAGCAGTCAGATCCCCGGGCGCCACATATGGGACTTCCTCCTCCCCGATGATGCCCGACAAATCATGGAGCATGCCCGAACGGCCCTTCGCCGGAACGTGCGGGTCTTCGAGGCTGTCCTGAACACACACGTCCGCCACAGAAAACTGAGAATACTCCCTATGAAAAACAAAGAGGTGTTGGTATATCTGGCGAAATAGCGCCCCGGCGTTAACCTTAACGCCCGACAGGTAATGGATTATGCCCGTGTATGAAAAAAACGGTCTGATCTACTGTGTCTACTATGATAATGGTAGACGTGTCTGGGAGCCATATGGGCGGGGTCCCCAGGCCCGTGCCGCAGCCGAGACCAGGGATCTGGAGATCAAGCTCAAGAAGCGGCGGGGTCAGTGGCATGAGGGCTCCAGCGCCATCACCTATTTGGAATTATTGAATTTGTACATCTCGGCCCGACAGACCACCCTCAGCAGCCATACCTGGGATGGGATTCTGCGGGCCACCAGCACCTATGCCGCCAAAATCCTCTATCCGGTGCCCATTAACCGGATCACTATGGACCACTGGCTCCAGATCCAGGCAGGCATGATCGCCAAAAGACTCAAAAACCGCACCATCAATACCTATTTCAAGTATATCAGCCATCCGCTCACCTGGGCCGTCAACGAGGCCGGGCTTCTGGAACGCCACCCCTGGAGCCGACGAAAGGCGCTCAAAGAAGAAAAATTCGATATTCGTCTATTTTCCATACATGACTTTCTTAAAATCATGTGGTGCAGCGGCCCTCACCTGGCATGGGCCATGGAGATCGCCTATTACACCGGAGCCCGCCCCGGCCCCAAAGAATTGTTCAGTCTCACTTGGGATCGTCTCGATCCGGATCGCTCCGCCATCCTCCTCGACTCTGCCAAGACATCAAACGGCACCTCACGCCCCACCCGCTGGCAATACATTCCGCCAAATTTCATGCGCCGACTCCTCCGGTATAAGAAGGCTACCCTGCGGGATTACCCGGATTGCCGCCACGTCTGTCATTATGAAGGCCAGCCCATCAAATCCCTCAAAACCGCCTGGCGGAACGCCAAACGCCGCGCCCATATCAGCGCCCCGATCCGCCTTTACGACATCCGGCATTACCATATCACCTATGCCCTGGCCGGCGGCGCCGACATCCGGGATCTCGCCGAACGAGTCGGCCACACCACCCCGAAAATGATTGTCAACGTCTATTCCCACCTTGCCAAAGACGTGCTCAAAAACCGTGCCCACACCCTCCCCGACCTGGCCCAAAATCCCCTTGCCAAAGGGCCAACAGTAGAAAAAATAGTAGACGAAAACAAAAAGGCCGTCTCGAAAGACGGCCTAAGTTGTTGATTTTTTTGGTGGAGCTGATCGGGATCGAACCGACGACCTCATGACTGCCAGTCATGCGCTCTCCCAACTGAGCTACAGCCCCCTGATTTTTTCAATCATTCAGCGCGTGTCCTGTCGTTAAAAAACCGACCTGCCGAATGATGCGGTTTTTATACCAGGAAGCGTGGGGCCGTGTCAATATGATATTGACATTCTTTTATACTTTTTAGTATAGTTTTGATTTTTAAAAAAGGGGAAAAAAGCCGGAGTGGTGAAACTGGTAGACGCGCTGGACTCAAAATCCAGTGATCCTCGCGATCGTGTCGGTTCGATTCCGACCTCCGGCACCAGATTTAAAGCCCTTCTTGACGATTCCAGCATTTCTAACACTTCCACCACAGTACTTTAAGCCTCTCTACCCTTCAAAACCCGCTTCCATGGCGGCTTTTGACGTTTCAGTTTTGTCGCAATTTTCTTCTTGGTCAACGGTTTGGTCAACATTTGAAAGGAAGGCGTCCATTTGGGCAACCGCCTTCTGAATGTCATCTGCATCGATCTTGTTATATCTGTCGAACATGCTCCTGGTGGTATGACCCACAATTTGCATGATAACGCTTTCCGATACGCCGGCCTTTCTAAAATTTGTGACGGCCGTGTGTCTCAGATCATGGAAACAAAACCCGGCGACATCACCCCGTCCATAAGAGATGTCTGATTTATCACAAGCGGCTTTCAATGCCTTTCTGAAATCGGTAACAGATTTCCCCTTGTAAAGGAACAAATGTCTTGTCTCACCCGCCTTCCGAAGGATACGGGTTTCCTTGGTCAGGATTTCGAGGAGGCTCTCACAAATAGGAACATTCCGGGCTGTATTGGTTTTGGTGTCCCCTGCCTCAAGCCGGATCACCCGGCTCCGAAGGTCAACCTTATCCAGGGTCAAATTCAGAATCTCAGCTTTCCTCATCCCGGTATAATATGCCGTGGCAAAGATCGGTCGAAAGTGCGCCGGAGAGTTCGCCATAAGGTCCTCAAACTCTGTTTGGCTTATGACCCTATCCCTTGCATTGGCATTGCCCTTTAGCAGCTTCCCGGCACTCTGAAAGGTTCTCAGTGTGTCGCCACTTATCATGCCGTCATTGAAAGCCTTCCTTACCGCTGTCCTTGCCGCCCCGGTCTCCTGGTCAATGGTCGCGTCCTTCTTCCCTTCAGCCCTACGCCGCATCTGATAGTTTTCAATGTCCGAGGCCCGGATCTGACTCAACAGGATATCTCCAAAAACTTCGTTGAACCGATCAAGGGCCAGTTTCACACGCCATCCTGATGATAAGGCCTTGACCTTCCCCAATGAGAGATACCACTGTGAAAGCTCCCCGAAGGTCATTGAATCGTCCTGCTTGATGTCCAGGATCCGCTTTTCTGCCTTTTGTGTGGTTCTCTTTGCGGCCATCTTCCGCGCATCCTCAATTGAATATGGGCTCAACCTCTCTCCACTGACAAGCTCCCTTACCTGCTTCCCGCCGGGCAGTCTGTAGACAACATAGAATTTGACCTTCCGCGCCTTCTTTGCCCTGTCCATGTCGGCGCCACACTTGCAGCGCTTGTTTTTGAGCGCAATCTTTTTGTGGCATTCTGGGCACTCACAAAGGATTGACATATCACGCACCCCCTTTCTTCAGATATTCGCTGACTGCCTTCAGGATCAATTCTTTCAATGTGATCCCCTCCTCAACCGCTCTCAGCTTCGCCGCCTTGTGCAATTCTGAAGTAAATTCAATCATGTACTTTGCCATATTCACTCCCCCTTTCATATAGTGTTACAAGCATTATATTCATAATATATATAATGTCAATAAAAAAATGAAGGGGCCAGCATTTTTCATTGAATTGGTGTGCCTTATATCAAAAAAGAATATACTGGACTCGACACACGATCAAAAGTGCCAAATCCCTATATGACATAAGGGTAAACGGCACTTTTTGGGCGGGCAAAAACCATGCTGAAAACGATATCTTAATCCACCTCAATCTTAATCACCTTCCCATCCCGGATGATCAGGGTATAGGGCAGCCTGTTGCTCCACTCGTAACTCCAGACCTCCTCATGGGAGGACAGACCGATCTTGGTGGTGGTCTTGTAATGGGGTTTCCCGCATTTCTTCAAGACCCTGCCTGCCGAGTCTCCAACCCGGATCAATGCCTTCCCACAGTACATGTCGGCAAAGGATGTGGCAGGGATAGCCAATGTCAACGCCAGCCCGACAATAATAGGTTTCAGATTGATTGTGTGACCTCCTTCTGTGGTTGAGTTGCGGTCTATGGTTACCCCCTGCCCCTCACTTCCTCCCTGTTTGGTCAAATGCCCAGGAAACCGGGCAGGGTTTCCGGCGTTCGCCGCGTCCAGCTATCCTGAGCATCATCAAACATTTTGCCATTCCATGGTTGTAAGCTCATAGATGAAAAAAAAGGTAACCTATTATGGCGGCAAAGATACAATCCTCTAAATCGATTGACATAGGTTAATGAATTCATTAAGTTTCAGATATATCTATTCCTTTAACCCGTTTTAGTAATAAGCGATTCCACCTGGATTAGAATGACAATTGCGATTGCACAAACCTTGCCTGACGGCGTTCTTCTTGTGGCCGATGGCCGTCATACTTGGCCTTTTTGTAAAGGTAAAGCACCATTGGACAACATCGATAAACTCGTAAGGCTCAGAAATAATGTCTACGCAATTCCTTTCGGCGTTGCCCTTGTAACAGACCAAGTTTTAACTCATCTTCATGCAGACCAAAGTTATAGAACCCCGGAAGACTTGAGTGAACGGATGGAGCGCCTAATTCGTGTTGAATGGGCTAATTTCTGGACGAAACTGGGCTCAGATGTCAACCGACAAGACCCATCTTTACAAGCAGTCATGATAGCTGGGGGTATCCTTAATGGCGAATCTTTCATAGTTGGATCCGGCTGTGGTAATTATGGACATAGACAGCCGATAATTCAGAAGCTGCCTTCAAGGCTTTATATTGTTGGCGGTGAAGATCAAAACGCTGAAAGTCTCTTTATTCAAACGGTTGCTCCGAAAGTCCGAGGTCTAAAGTGGGATTACGAAAACGGTCCTATCAATAAAACAATAAGAACCTTACTTGATACATCTGAGTCCATCATTCGTCATGTCCATAAGAGAAATGGCTCGGTTGGCGGTGTTATTCGCTATGCCATTATAAGAAAATGCTTCCTTCCGCAGAAGGCAATTTTATGTGAGATTAACGACGCATGAAGTTTATGAATCCTCTTCCAAATATAGATCTTGAGGTTCACCATGAAATACTGTGGGTCGCTTGTGCGTAATCGCCGGCCTTCACCTCTGGCCTTAGTTTGCCCTCTGCCTAAAACGCCTTCTCCATAGCTCTCGGGAAGTCGGTTTTTCAAAAAAGTTTAGGGTGAAATATATGTCATGCACATTCCAAGACGTACAGTATAAAAAAATTGTACTGTATGACACCTCGGGCAGGGCCGAAACCCGCCCGGGCCCCTGTTATGCCGCCAGTGCTTCGACAGCGTCTTTGTAGCTATTGTCGATCTTTTCGGTTATGTCCATGAGGTTGTCAAGCACAGTGAAGCGCAGCCGGGATCCAATGTATTCGGAGTTCCCCGAAAGATTGCCCGGATCGTCAATAGCCAGCTTCGCAATCATTCCCGTTTCAGTGTGACGCTCCTCCCAAATTGCCCGCCGCAGTTCCTCAAAACGCCTGTCCTCAACCCTTTTCCACTTTGCCATGGTGTATCCTCCTTCCAAAAAAAATCCCGAGGCGAAAAGCAGTCCTACGGCCACAATCAGCCGCCTGGCCCTCGCGGGTCCCAGCCACTTTCCAACCTCGGGCATTATTCAAGTAGGGTCTACCAAATAAAAAAGCCATGTTCGCCTGGCCTGCGGATTGTGTTTAAGGAGCTGCCCTCAATGTTCAGGAGGATACATTTTTTTTGAAACCCTGTCAACTATTTTTATTAATTATTTCAATATGATATAAGTGCCTACATGGCACTTTTCAATGTGCCTGGTCGTCACTTTTTTGAGCCTGAATCACTTCTTAAAATGTCCTTGACTGATGCTGCGCCTAACATGTATTCCTGGAAATCATTACTCAACCTTACCGAAAGGATCTGTCATGCAGAAAGAAAAATTAGAAATAGTCTCCTGTGAACGGCTTGAAAAGGATGTTACCATCCGATTGAACGGGATTATTGTGGATGACACATTTATCCCCTCTCGATACAGATGTGAACATCAACAGCGATACGGCTGTGACGTTTACCAAAAAGCAGATGTACTATGTCCGCCTATAGAGCGACTTCGAGAGAAATATACGTCCCGATTAGGGCCGTCTTCTGCTTGATCAGTTCCATGTCGATTGGAATGTCAAGAATTGGCACCCAAGGGCCGATGGTTCGGTCTTTCATAGCCATCTGCCCCCATATTGTGATTTTTGAGCGTTTCTTGAGTTCATCCGGATTAACGTACAGGCCATAGTTGTTAAGGATCGTCGCTTTTTCTTCTTCCATAATAGATTTGCCTCTCTAAGAACTTTTCAATGCTGATTTCTAAAGACTTGGTAAAGCAGCTCGGCCGCGTTCGCGGCCTCTTGATAGAGTTCGCCCGGTCTTAGGATCTCAGGCTCGTATTTGCCGCAACCTTCACAATCGAAGGCCCCGCGTTTCTTCTGGCAGGCCTTCAACAAACACTCGGAGTATTGCACACAATGGATACGTCGCATCATTTGGGGGGCGGGGGGCTGGGGCAGAGTTCCCAGCCCCCCTGGAGGTGCGCCCCTGAAGCGGGGCGTTTCGCCATGTGTTCGTTGCCCTACGTCAAATTCACAACTTGCCCGGGAGGAGGGGGCACTTTCTTTACCTTCGCCCCGGCCTTGATCACGTCAGCCGGCGCGAACCTCTCTGGGTGTCGCTCAATTGCAGGCTTGCCCGCGGCTTTGAGCTTCGTGGTGGGGCCTGCCGGTCGCTCTCGCGCAGCGTCGCCCCCAGGCTGCGGTATCATGTCCGACAGATAGCGGAACTTGCTCGCCACATTGGGGCCCCCCAGCTCGATGCCTTGCCAGAGATCCGAAAACACTTTGAGAAGCCGTGGCAAGTTTGCGATTTTTTTCTCAGCGGCCATCAGAGAATTAAACAAGCGGTATCGGTCTGCCTCGGCACCCAAGGGGAAGTCCAGGGCCTGCCATTCCTTCGGCCCTCTGACCTTTGAAAAGACCCTTTGTAGGATGGTAAGCGGATCCTGTAATTTCGTAAAATCAGAGATCCCTTTTGTGATTCGATCCATTGAGGCAACAACTGCCTGGATCTCCTCGCGGATCTCCATCGCCTTGGTAAGATACTTCTCAGAAACGGGACCGTACTCCTCCAATTCTGACTTAAGGACTGCCACATGGCGCTCGATCTCAAGGTCGGCCAGCTGTCCCCGGAGGATCCCGACCGCCGCACTCAATTGCTCAAGCTCGATCTCCTGATTCCTGATTTTTTCAATCTGAGTTGTGAGACTCATGGGGCGCCGGGATTTCGAGACATTCGAGGCCAGCAGCCGCGCGTTGTTCTGTCGTTGCTCTGACAGGCTTTCCTTTTTCTCGGAGATCTCCGATTCAACAGCGTCGATCTTGCCCTGGAGATCCTCGATCTCGTTCTGGATGTCCGTTACAGTTCGCATTTATCGACCTCCTCTCGTCTTGGCAAGGCCCGCCATTTCGCCCGCCCAGGCGCCGTCCTCGCGCTCCTGCTTGAAGGCTGTCTTGGCCTCTTCAGGTGAAAGCTTCGCGGCCTCATGGCCTCGCCACACGTCGCGTCGTTCCTCATCGCTCCCATCCACGAGGGTCAAGGATTCCTTGACAAGCGCTTCCTCCTCAGCCTCCTCGCGTCGCTTCCGGAGTTCCATAGCGGCCTCCGATTCGGCCGGCTGTTCCGCATACTTCGCCTCAAGCGCAGAGATCCGTTCTTCCAAATTTTTGTCCATGTCTGTTCTCCTTTCGTGTCAAAAAAGTTTTCAGGTTTTTGGTTTCGTCCATCTTGGCGACTGCGGTCGCCTTATAGGCGGTTTTTCTGCTCGGGATTGTGGTCAGTACCCAGTTTGCCATCCCCCACCCCCCCTTGTTGAGATTGAAGGAGGGGGGGGTCCTGCTTCCCGATGTCCAACCAAAGGACATGGCCGGTTGGTGCGCCGGTTCTCCTCTCGATGCCCGGCCATGCCCAGGGCAGGGGGTCCACTTGTTCTTGTGTGGTCGTGTGTTCATGGTTGCCCTTGTGGTGGTGGTGTTGGTTATGATGTCGCCATGTTGTTGTCATGGTGTTCTATGTATGGCCCCTGCCCACATGCCTTTGTTGTGTGTGTGTCATTACTCATTGTCTTGAGTGCCCATCGTGTGTTGACTAACCGTTGACCACACAAGGGCAAGCCAATGTTATGACACGTCTTTTCAAGTGCCCTTTGGATATGTAATCCAGTGGGCTTACATTGAATCAACATAGCGGATAACATCTTCCACCTTGAACCTCACGGCCCGGCCATGGCGTCTTGGTTTCAAAGGGAAGTCGCCTCTTGATATGCCGTTGTAAACCGTGCGCGGTGCAAGGCTCAGGGCCTTTGCCGTCTCTCCTACCGTCAACAGTAGCTTGCCTTTAAAGAGATCCACCACACTTTCGTTCCCTTGCTCCATCGCTACACCTCGCCTGCCTTTAAAGTTTGCTGGTTTTCCGGCCCCGCCTGGCAGCTGCGTCGGCTCGCTTTGCACTTTCACACATCGCCTCGTAGGCCCCGGGGATTCCGTGACGTTCAATCCAGGCCTTAACCTGTTCGGCCGATAGGGATCCTTTAAAAGGATCCCCTTCTTTCGTGGTTTTGTCTTGTGTCTGGATGGACGTGATGAGATCTTTATATCCTCCAATGAGTCCCACAAAATCCGCGGGAGTCCATGGTTCGGGCAGGCTCTCCCCACTTTTCGAGAGCAGTGCGATAAGCTGGGCGATAGAACTCGCGGTTCTTTCTGGATTCATGATCACACCTCACGTTCGGCCATAATTGAAGCCGTCACCACTAAATTGTCGAAGTTCTCTACAGTATTGCAGTTTTGCAATACTCGGTTTTCTTTCCTGTGTCCTTCCGGATACTTGCAAGAATATTTGTTTCGTTTCCTGTTTTCATGGTTCCCTAAGCTCTTACCTTCGAACCCATCTCGAACCTTCTCTGGCCCCACTGTGAAACGCTGTTTAACCTTGTCTGAATCCCGCCCATTCCCGCCGCCAGGGGCCAGCCTGAAGCGGCACACCATTTTTCACAAGAACTTCCCCCTGTAGTATGTATCCATGAATTATGGCTAAAACCCTTATGGACACTACTGTTCATCCTTGTGTTCACTCCCCCTTTTTAAAGAACACAAGGAACAGAAAGAACACAAGGAACACAAGCTTTCTTGAACACAAGGTTTGAACACAAGGAATGAGACAATAACCTGAATGTTTTCTATGTGTTATCATTACCCTTCTGTTCCTGTGTTCCTCTGTTCACTATCCTTAAAGGGCCATATCCAAAAGAAGGGTCCTGACGGTTCATCTCGTTTCGAATCAATGCCTAAAATGACCTTTGCTTTTCGGATGGTACTGCCTGACAATCCCTGATAGGCACCCTTTTCGTAAACCTCTGTGGCCTTAATCTTGCCCTGGTTCCTAAACATACCGATTAAAAATTCTTCTGCCTTTCCGGCTTTGGTCTGGTCCAACTGGTCAGCATCTTCAGAGATGACGATTTTAAAGCCCTCATCGTCTTCGATTAGGATGGATCTGTATGTTTTTGGGTTGTGGCCGAGGGTGTTCCCTTTGTCTGGGATAATTCGGCACACGCACTCAGAGATTTTTTCAAGCGCATAGACCGCCCTGACCGAGCTCGATATTCCCGTCGTGCCTGATAGAAGGTCGCTCCGCTTTTCCGTCTTGCCTTTTTTGTGGTGGGCGATATAGATGCAACATGCCTTGTGGCGGTCACATACGATTGAATTGACCTCCGACATGATGCCGGCCAATTTCGGATCATTCTCCCCCATTGATTGCATTCCCCGGATCGAGTCGATAACGACTGCGACAACCTCCCCGCCGGTTTCATCTTTTAATGCTTGCAGGGATTCGTCTAAAAATTTTCGGTCCTGGTAACTATCAAGACGCAGCTTGTAAACTCCCTTGTCATCACTGAGCATGACCACTCGGGGCGGTATTCTGAGCTTTCGCCATTTGTCCGCATGGTCCCCGACAAAGCCCTCGCAGGGCACCCATACAACCCAGTAATTTTCATTTTGGAGTACTATTTCTTTACTGATCTGCCCAACATTCGAGGTTTTCCCGCTGCCTTCCCGGCCGCCGAAAATAACAGGGGTCGCTTTGGGGATCAGGTCCTTGTAAATCCATACAATCTCTTTTCCAAATTCCTTCACCAAATCCTCCTTGTTCAAGAACCTCGCTTTTCTTTGGCCATGAGTAGCCCCTCGTGGTTTATCGCTGTCAGCGTGGCGCTCAGTGCGCCCCCGATACGTTTCCGTAGTTCCTTGGATTGCCTTTTGGATGGTCGCCTGTCCGTAGGTCCGACCATCCCCAAAGTGCTTTTTATCCCACTTGTCCCGGTAAAGCCCCGATCCTCGAAAAATCCCGTCCATCTGTGATTCATTTCGATCAGTCCAAAATGCAAGATGATCGCATAGCGCCAGGTCCGCATCAGATTGTGACGGATACCCTGCCCAGTCCCCTTTGAGTAGTTGAAGAATTTTGCTCCCGTTTTGAGATTCGAGCATTCGATCGATGAGGCGGTTATCATCAAAAGTTTTCTCCCTCTGTGGGGTCGGTTTGGGTTTGGGTTTGGGTTTAGGCTCCCGGGCTTTTTCAGTCTGTTGTATCAGCCGATCAAGGGCCGCTTGACTCTCTCTAATCATGGTAGCGAGCCCCCGTGACTGTGAAGAATCTCAGCCGGTCATAAATTTCGACGTGTTTGGTCTTTTTTCCCCCGTTTTGCAACTTGCCTCGGATGAAGATTTTCAGCCCGGTCCCCGAGGGGCTGATCTCCGTGTATGAGTTGAATTCTTTGACAAGCTTGACGGCCCAGGGCGCCACTTCGCCAGATGTCGGGTCGATGCACTTGTCAAGGTCAATCCCACAAAAGGGGTCCCCTTCTGTAAAAACAAACCCAATGCCGTCAAAACCTCGCTTCAGGCCGTTGGTTGCCTGCTCAAAGGTCGCCCAGGTTGAAGGGTCCGAATGACTCGCTCGCTTGCCTGTTTTGGGATCATACGGGGGCTTGGTTGGCTTACCGTCTCTGATTTCCCAATTCCACACAACCCATTGCTCGAAGGATTTCAATTCTTCTGGGATGTTTTTGACGTCAATTTTGCTCATTGTGCTGGCCCCTGCTTATCCCCTATCTCATTTGAATCTGTCGCCGTTCAAGCCAGTTTATGACGTCGTCAAGGTTGAATCTCAGAAACTTCCCGACGTACATCCGTGGAATTGCATCCGGCCCTTTCTGTCTCGTTTGGAGATATAGCCAGTTTTTGTTCGTCTTGAGCCTTGCGCAGATGTCTTCCGGGGTCAGCAGTTCGCCTTTAAACTTGCGGTACAT